TTCTGCATGAACGACAAACATCGGATTATCGTTTTCTGTCGGCTCTGTCTCCTTTATTTCTTTTTCAATACACTCAATTATAAGCTCTCTTTCATCGTGTGTAATGTAAAAATCATCTTTCATACCTAATTATATTAGAGTTCCTAATGCTCTCTCAGACACCAGTGGGAATCCTTCTACCCACCCAACGGAAGTCATCCGTAGTTAACATGATCACATTGGTGACTAACCCAACTTCACTCATGCGGCAAGCTCCTTGGGGCTTATGATGTCTGAGAAAGCACTCGGCTCTCTCTTTCATACCTAATTATATTAGTGCTCCTTTATCGCTTCAACCAAGTAAGGGTCTTAAAATCGAATACGTGCGTGATGGTAGTAGTTGCTTTAGCTTTCATATCTAATTATTTAGTTCTTGTTCTTGTGTTTGGAAAATTGGTCGCTCTAAAAGGAATTGCACCTTTGTCTTTCTCGCCTGAACCATTAGGGTTACAGTGACTTCGGCATACCGAGAGGTCGTGGAGAATGTTTTACTTTTTAAACTATAGAGCTTTTGTTGCTGGGGGAAGTATAAACGATTTTTGCGTTCAGCACAACACCTTTTTAATCTTTTTTTAATCTTTTTTTAAGCTGTCAGACAGGTTGATTTATTTTTGTTTTTGGGCTTGCCATGCTTCAGAATTATGATAAAGAAAAATTCTTCGTAAGTCCTTGATACTCAACGAGTTACGAGCGAGCGACCCCGCCCCGCCCGTAACTCCTTGATACTCAGTGAGTTACAGCGATTTTTTTCTTAGCGTAAGAACGGGGCTTGTCAAGTTTTTATTTAGAGTTCCTTTTACTCGGTTTCGATGTCTACAATTACCCTACCGAAAAGATGGTGACCTTCCTTTACCAATTGGTTTTTACCTTCACGAAAGTCTGAAACGTAAACATTGTAATTATCCAAATCTAATTCGCGACTCTCGCCACATTCGTTTCGAGCGTAAACTTCCGCTTCTTGTGGTAAGGTTTGCAAGTGTTCGATTAGCTGTTTAACGGTGGTCATACCTAATTAGATGGGCGCAAGCCCTTTTTAAATTTATTTTTTTATCCTTTGAAGTAAAGGTTCAAAGCCTTTTCGGTGGGAAGATATTGATTTTTGTTTACCCAAGCAAAGCAAGTGATCAAGCCCAATTTAGTCAGAAGATCTCTGGAGTTGCTAGGCTGGCAATGCAATGCCCATTCATCGGGATAAAGTTCATCTTCCGTTCCTTCGACTCTGGCAGCAGGGCGACAGATTTTGATCAAGAGTTTAGCAGCAGAGAAGGGAAGTGTGGTTTGGTTCTGGTCGGACATGGGCATAGTATAAAGGAAAACCTTAAAAAAGAAAAGCTTTTTCTGCATCTTTTCTTATTTTTTTTTCTTAGAAAAACGCTTGACTCTCCTCTCGTTTACTATAAAGAAAAAACGTTGTAAGTCCTTGATACTCAACGAGTTACGAGCGAGCGACCCCGCCCCGCCCGTAACTCCTTGATACTCAGTGAGTTACGAGGGTTTTCTTATTAGTTGTTTTCTCGCGGCTGTCAACCCAAAAGATTAATTTAATTCAAAAAAAAAGCTCCCTTTCGGGAGCCTTGCGCGGGGTGGTTAGTCTTGCCAGTCTCGCGCTCGATCCTCCGCGCCTTGCGCCATGTATGTCCCAGCGTCCTCTAGCCCTTCCTTGTAAGCCATCGCCCAGATCTCATATGATTCCTCTCCATTCGGGAACTCATCAGGTATGATATACCCAAGGTAGGAAGTCGGGCAGTCTTCGCTCTCCTGATTGTTGAGTGCTGCCTTATATGCGAATTCTGCTAGCTGGTCTTGTGTTACTGTTGCCATGCCGAGATTATACTCCAGAAAAGAATTAAACACAAGATCTTTTTGCATAAAAACACAAAAAAAACCCGCCAGCCTCCGAAGAGACTGACGGGCTGACACACAACACCATTAGAAAACTGACTTGGCTAGCTGGTAAGCGGTGGCCACGCGACCCTTCACCTTTTCGATCCCGCCAACGTGCAGGGTGCGGAACTTGGACTTGCCTCCATCGTCGAGGTCTTGGACTTCGCCTTGGATAAAGCGACGACCCGAGCCTTTAGCGTGACCAGTGTAGTCGATGGACTTGATCACGAACTGACGAACGCCGTCACTCTTAACAGTGGACTCGTCGCTGTTGAAGTAAGTCACCACGCGATTGGTGAGCTTTTTCTTGAGATCTTCGTCGCTGAGTCCATAGAGGGAGTGATCGAAGCGGGTGGTGGTGGTAGTGGTGTTTTTCATAACGAGGTAATTTTACTCTAGATTTGGGGTTGATGCAAGGATTATTTTGATTTTTTTTAGAGGTAAGAAGCGACAGAAACAAGGGCTTGGGCCTCTGCTCTCTTAGCTGCGCGTTTGACTGCGCGGATATCGAGGAGGGCTTTCGCTGCTTGCTCGCGGGTGATAGCTTGGAATTTATATCTGCTCCACTGACTATTCTTTATAGAGATGTGCAAGTAAGTCATCCCCGTGCGGTAGACTGAGAGAATGAGGTGCTTAGTTCTGTAAGTGCGGAAGTTAGGTGATGTGGTGTCGGACATGGGCATAGTATAGAGGAGAATCTCACAAAAGAAAAGCTTTTTCTGCATAAAAAAGAAACTTTTTTTCTCATTAAAAGTGTTGACACGATGGCTCGTTCTGATATAGAAAAAACCTTCGTAAGTCGTTGATACTCAGTCAGTTACGGGGCGGGGCGGGGCGCTTCGCCGTAACTCGTTGATACTCAGTGAGTTACAGCGATTTTTTTTATAACATAAAAACTCAACGTGTCAAGTATTTTTTTTGGTGGATGGCGGGGGGATCGAACCCCCGTCCGAGACTCGCGTCTCGTCGAAACCATAGGCCACCCAAACTTTTTACTTGCCGTAAATCGAGCGTAGCTCCCAACTCGCTTCGTCTACGATTTCCGCAGTCACGCCCTGCGGATTCTTGCACGCCTCGGGAAGACCTTTGCGAATGATTCGCTTCAACTCACGCGCACGCATCCACTCCCCAATGTGATGAGGGAAGAGAATGGGATAGGTGAGAATCAAGATAGCTTTCCCCATTGGGGATTGATATTTAAAATTGTGGAGATTCATGGTGTTAGTGTTCTTACTTGTTGTTTTTTAGGCGAGAAACCTAGGGTCTTGCTTCGGCTGATCAGGCACATTTTTAAGGAACCATTCCTTTTGTTCTTTCTGGAACTCTTGGCATTCTTTTACGAACTGGCCTGAGACTTCAACGGTTCTATTGACCATCTCGTCCCACGCTTGTTCTGCTTTCTTCATTGCTGCTAGTGCTTCTTCGGTTGCTGTCATGTGTGAATTCTACTTTATTTTTCTGATTGGTGCAAGCTCTTTTCGTATAAAAAGAAAACTTTTTTTAACGGGGGCGGGAGTTGCGACCATAAAGAACTTCCAGTCTTTCTCCATACTTGGAAGCCCAAGAAGCCTTTCTGTTCTCAAACTCCTCGACGCGAACGAACTTCCCTTCGGGGAAAGCCCAGTGCTGACCACTGTTCAATTTCTCAACTGTTTTTGTGTTGGTGGTCTCGCCCCAAACAAACTCTTCGCCTTGATCGGTTTTCGAGATGATGACGAAACTCTTGATTTCGTCTGCGTGTTTGGTTTTTACTCCGTTGGTGTATATCGTTGCCATGCGTGTATTTTATCAGGTATTAGAATGAATTAAAAGCTTTTTTTGCTATTATTTTTATTTTTTTTCTTCGATGTTGTCGATGACATCGTGGTGAAAATCTTCTTCGTTGTGAACTCCAGCCTGTAAAGAGCCTTCATACTCTTTTCCTTTGTAAGAGAATTCGACATACCAATCAGCCCACTGATCAGGGCGAAGAGTATCAGCTATTTCAATGAATGTTAGATCGGAGACTAAGGAAGTTTTGATTTCTTTCATGGGCATAGTATAGCACAGATGCCTGACAATTAAAAGCTTTTTTTTGTATATAATGCATTTTTTTTTAGGGGAGGGGTTTTCTCAAAGGTTTTGGGTTTTGCATTCGGCAGACAAAGCGCGGGGGGTGGTGAACACCATAAAGAAGTTATTTTTATATTAAAAGTGGCGGTGCGCCACATAATAAAACAAAACAAAAGCTAAACCCGTGTAATAAATAAAAAGCAATGATAAAAGACAGCAGCTTGTTATTGGGTCATATTGAATTAACAAAAAAGCAAAAAGAATTCTATGACATAATGTCAGACAACAATACTCGGATTGTATTTCTGGGTGGGCCAGCAGGAACGGCTAAGACATTTCTTTCTGTTTATAGTGCCTTAGATTTATACAATAGCGACAAAAACTTAAAAATATTGTATTTGCGTAGTGTTGTCGAGAGTGCGGATAGGGGGATAGGTTTTCTGAAAGGAGATATGGATGATAAGTTTGGGCCATATATGGCTCCGTTACTTGATAAGGTTGACGAGTTATTGAATAAGCCCGAAAAAGACCAATTAAAAAACAAAAGAGTACTAGAAGCGGAGCCGATAAACTTTTTGCGCGGATGTACATGGCGTGATAAGGTTGTGATTGTGGATGAGGCTCAGAATATGAGTGTGAGGGAATTGACTACTGTGCTTACAAGGATAGGTCGTGGTAGTAAGTTATTTATATGCGGGGATAGTTTGCAGAGTGACATTAGGAGTAGTGGTTTTACTAAGTTGGCTAATTTGTTTAAAGACGAGCAGAGTTCCAAAAAAGGGGTGTATAGTGTAGAGTTTAGCAAAGAAGATGTGATAAGAGATAAAATTATTACATATCTTGTAGAAAAAATTGAATTATTAGCCCCAAATCAATAAAATTTCATATGAATAAAGTTTTCTGTTCTTCCTGCGGCCACAAAAACGTGTACGAGGTGACCAAGCCCAAGTTTTGTTCGGCTTGCGGCTCACCGATTGGAGCATCTGCTCCTGCGCCAGCTCGACGAGAAGCTATTGCTGAAATTGATTATGAGGAAGAAAGTCCTCGTTCCTTTGATTTGAAAAAAATGAAGAAAGATATTGTAGCAGAAGCTAGCTCGCAAAATACTACATTAACTGATCTTTGGAAATCGGCCACTCCTGAAGATGCCAATAGGACTAGGACTTCTAGGCCAGCAGCAAATTTGCCCGAGGGTGAAGCTATGATTAAACAGAGCCAAGCTGATTGCGCTTCATCTAGAATTCAAGACATTGATGGATAAAAGGTATGAAGACCTTATTCCAGAGATAGAAGAACTTTTAAGTAGGTATAGAGCCAAGTGGCAGCTTAACTCAATAGCTTGGTTGGATTATGACGATGTGTCTCAAATAATCCGTACTCATATCTATAAAAAGTGGCATTTGTGGGATCAGAAGAGAGCATTTAAGCCTTGGGCTTCTATGTTGATTAGTAATCAGATAAAGAATCTGATAAGGAATCATTATGGAAACTTCGCTAAACCGTGTTTGCGGTGTTCTTTTTATTTGGGTGGAGATGAGTGCGGTTTCACTAAGAGTAAGGAGCAGGATGAAGAGTGTGGGGACTTCGCTAAATGGAAGAATAAGAAACAAAGCGCGTTTCATTTAAAGATGCCAGTCTCTTTGGATTCTTTAATATCTATTAAAGATAGGATAAATGAAGATGAGTTAGATTATGAAAACAAAACGGCCAAGATACATCTTTTGGTTATGGCTGAGTTAAACGACAAGCATAAAGAGATATACAAGCTTTTGTTTATAGATCACATGGATGAAATAGAGGTTGCTAAAAAGTTTGGGTTTAAGCGAGATACAAGTAAAAGAAAGACACCTAGATACAAACAAATAAACAACCTGAAGAAGAAGTTTTACAATATAGCCGCAAAGTTAATAAAAGAGGAGGATTTATAATGATATATGATTTAACAGAGAAGCAGAAAGAGGAGATTCTTAAGTTGTTTAAACAGAACCCCGATTTAATGTTTATTACCCGCAAGGTATTTAATGATGACGATATTGATGGGAGGTCTAAACAGGGTCGTGCGGTGAGGAAGTTCTTAGCAGAACAGGATAAAAAAGCAAATACATCACTTGCCCCGAAAGTAGAACAGATTCATTTAAACAAAGAGCAGAAAGAGTTCTTGATGACTGACAATATTGAGGTTGGGATGAATGCATTAGAGATCGCCCGACTTACTTTCAAAGACCGTGACGTTCAGCCCTTGAGTATGAAACACAGGGTTATTGTCGATTTCCTCAAAACTTATAGGCCAGAGATTGTAGACGATAACGAAATTGTTACAAAAGAGAAGTGGACTCCTCCCAAGTCCATAAACAGAGCGATTGTTAAGATAAACAACTTCTGTGGGGCCGCACTAGAGGAGCTAACCCTCCAAACAAAACAAAAGAAGCTAGTCGAGCAATTAATTATTTATTTTAAAAGCCCTCGCTTCAATCATTTTATCAATCAGTATGCAACTCTAGCAGACAGAAACTTATTCGAAAGTGAGTTCGTCCGTGCTGTTTGGGACAAGCCTGACCTCACTAACGACGAATTGAATCTATATGTGACCGTATGTGCTAACTATGTGCGCCAGAAACACATCCAGATGCGTATTGACAAGCTTAATGCACTACTAGACGACCAAGACAACGAAAGGGACATCACAATGCGTCTGACGGAGATTATCAAGGCCACCAGTGAAGAGCTTAACCAGTGCGAGAAGCGGATCGAATCCCTAACGAAAGACTTGAATGGATCTAGAACTGCAAGACTGAAAGCTAAAGGTGAAGAAAACGGATCTATCTTTGCTCTGGTCGAAGCGTTCCAAGAGCGTGAAGAAAGAGACCGTATGATCATGATGGCTGAACTTCAAAATAAATTAATTGAAGAAGAAGCTGATAGACTAGAGAATATGGATGACTATAAAGCACGAGTGCTTGGTATATCTAAAAAAGAGTTGTTATGAGTGAATTTGTTTGCAGAGTATGTGGTAAGTCCTTCGATAATCGTAGAAGCTTTCACGCCCACCTTAAAGCTCATAGCACTTCCATTGGGGAGTATTATGTGGAATACTATGGTAAACGTGATCTTTACACAAACGAATTACTGCAATTCAAAAACTACGACCAATACTTTTCAGAAGACTTTAACAATGTAGATAATTATTTATCTTGGTTAAAGACAACCTCTCCTATCAAAGCAAAAAATCACTTAATCAAATATACTCGCGAAAGATTTAAAAACAAAGATGTAAAGTTTACTCCACCAGACTTATACTACATGTTGGCTCAAATGCCTAATATCGATTACTACCGCAAAATGTGGAGGTCTTACTCTGAGTTCTCTGAGGACTTGGGAATAAAATCTTGGTTTACTAAGAATTTACCCAAAAACTTCTGGGAACAAGAAAGCAAAGACATGCAGATATTCGTGGATACTAGAGAACAAAAGCCTCTTAATTTCGATAATAGTGTAAAGAATAAATTGGACTTCGGTGACTATACTGCTGCTGGAAAATATTATTCAAAAACCTTTGTAGATAGAAAAGCTCAAGATGATTTTAGACAAACTTTCGGAAAAGATATTAAAAGATTCAGGCGCGAAATGGATCGTTGTGTCCAGTTTGATTCTTACATGTTCATTGTTGTCGAGTCGTCTATTGAAAAAATCGAGGAAGAAAACAAGGTATCGAAGTTCAAATCGAACTTAGGTTACTTATGGCATAATGTGCGTAGTCTTATGATAGACTATCCAGAAAATATACAGTTTGTTTTTGCTTACTCAAGAGCGGGGGCGAAGAAGATTATCCCCAAGATACTACATCACGGGCAACGTCTATGGCACGTTGACGTTCAATATCATTTAGAGAAAAAAGTTCATGGCATGGCAGAAAGGAAAACAGCGGTATCGAAATGATTATTCCGCGAACGAACTTAATACATATTTAAAAACACTTGATGGCGACTTGCCTGATGAGGAAGCTAAGTATTTGTTATATAAGTTTTTAAGAGCTAATATAGCATTTACCTCCGAATTATTTTTGGGGGTAAAGTTATTCCCATTTCAGGCTATGGCTATCAAGGGGATGATGGTATCGGACTATTCGATGTTCGTATTCTCCCGTGGTATGTCTAAGACTTTCTCTACAGCTATTTATGTGTTACTTGAATGTCTACTAAACCCTAATGCAAATATAGGCGTTATTGCAGGTAGCTTTAGGCAATCAAAACAAATCTTCCAGAAGATGGAAGATATCCTTAGTAAGCCAGAGGCAAAGCTCGCAAAAGAATGCGGAGTTAAAATAACAAAAGGAACTGACCAGTGGACTTTAAAGATTGGTAATAGCCGCGCAATAGCTTTGCCATTAGCTAACGGAGAACGATTGAGGGGATTTCGATTTAATAGGATAGTGTTAGATGAGTTCTTAACAATACCAGAAAAGATATTCAATGAAGTTATCATACCATTCCTTGGAGTTGTAGAGAATCCTATTGAAAGGGAGGAACTACATAAACTAGAATCCCGCCTTATCGACAAGGGCGAGCTGAAAGAGGAAGATAGGTATGTATGGCCAAATAACAAACTGATAATACTTTCATCTCCGTCATTCAAATTCGAATATATGTATAAACTCTACAAAAAGTATGAGGGTCTTATATTCGGAGAGTTCGACAGAGATGATGAAGAAGAGCAAGCGGCTGATGATGCATATAGATTAATTATGCAGTTAAGTTACGACTGTGCTCCGACAAGACTTTACGATCAGAACCTGCTTAAACAGGCGAAGGCTACCATGTCTGAGATGCAGTTTAAACGAGAGTTCGGCGCACAATTTGTAGATGAGAGTGATGGTTATTTCAGATTATCTAAAATGGCAGCTTGCACTATCGCTGATGGAGAGTTTCCTGCTGTTGAGGTAATTGGGAATCCAAGTGACGAGTATATTCTTGCTTTTGACCCCAACTGGGCTGGTAACACAAGTGCTGACCACTTCGCAATGCACGTATTTAAGGTTCTGGGGGACGAACAGAAGATTTGCCTTGTTCATAGTTACGCAGTGGCTGGAGTGTCCTTAAAAGAGCATATGAGGTATTTTCTGTATCTTATTGAATACTTTAATATCGTGGGTATATGCGGTGACTACAATGGAGGAGTTCAGTTCATTAACTCTTGTAATGAGAGTGAGTTGTTTAAAAAGGCGAATGTGAATATTGGAGTGATTGAAGTAGATTTAGAAAAGCCTGATCAATGGCATAGTGACATCACACAATTTAAGAGCCAATATAACCAAAAGGAGAGAAAATACTGTGTCTTAAGAAAACCTACGGTCAACTGGATTAGAAGCGGTAATGAAATGTTGCAAGCAGCAATAGACCATAAAAGAATACTGTTTGGTTCCAGAGCGGTAGACGATCACTTTGACCGACAAAGAAAAGGGAATTTGCCGATTGATGAGATAAAGTGGGATAATAAAATTACAGCCACTTCAAAAGGAGCTAAAATGATTGATCTTATTGATCAACAGAAAACTAACATTGAACTTACAAAGTCAGAATGCGCTAACATTGAGGTTACTACAAACCCCCAAGGTTCACAGTCATTTAACTTGCCCCAAAACATCCGAAGACAGAAGGGGCCGAATAGAGCACGCAAAGACTCTTATTCTGCTTTGATTCTAGGGAATTGGTTCGCCAAAGTATATTTTGATTCTCTTAATGTAACTGCTGAGAAAAAACCTGAGTCTACATTTATACCGTTTACTATTTGAAAAGTTGTAAAGTAACTTTTATAACTTTAGTGTAACAATTGTTAGCATGGCAAAGCGTAAGTACACAAAACGGTCTGAATATTGGAATAAGTTCAAAAGCGACACTCCCAATCATAATTTAGAGGATATAGCGAATCAGTCTTTAGCAGAGGAATTTTCTCCAGAACTTGTCGGGGAATCTTTATATGAAACTACTGCGTCTCGTCTTTCTGACCCAACAAATCGTTCAAGTTCAAGAACTAATAGCGTTACTCAAAGCTATACTAAAAATAGATTTAAAAATATTGATGATGGTCTTCTTCCATTTGATTACTCTCGTGACTCCGTAAATGTCCGTGACGCTATCCAGTTATGCCAAAAGGCTTACTTCAACGTCCCTGCGTTCAGGAGTACTATTGATATGCTCTCTGACTTTGCTGACTCTGATTTATTTTTAGAGGGTGGATCTGCTAAAGCAAGAAACTTTGTGAACGCTTGGTTTAAAAGAATTAAAATTCATGATATCAAGTCACAATATTTTCGCGAATACTACCGCTCAGGTAACGTTTTCATGTATCGTGTAGACGGTAAAATTAAAACCGCTGATACTGGAAGGATCTTGGAAACTTATGGAGCCACTAAGAGCGTGCCTATTCCAATCAAGTATTTGATCATGAACCCAACTGACATTGCCACAAAAGGTTCTATTTCATTTAATGATTTTCAGTATTTCAAAGTCCTCACTCCATATGAAATCTCTAGGCTTAAAGATCCTAAAACAGAGCATGAGATTGAGATGTATAATTCTTTACCAGAAGATGTTCAGGTAAGAATCCAAAACAACACTGCTACTACCACTGAGCGTTTGTATATTAAATTAGCTTCGGAGTTATTGCATGTTGTATTTGCCAAGAAGCAAGACTATGAGCCACTTTCTGTTCCATATGCTTTCTCTGTCCTTGATGACATCAACAAGAAGCTAGAACTTAAGAAAATTGACCAAGCCATTTCTCGTTCTATTGAGAATGTTGTTTTGTTGGTTACTATGGGTGCAGAACCTGACAAGGGAGGCGTTAATCATAAAGCATTGGCCGCAATGCAGAATATTTTCAAGAATCAAAGCGTTGGGCGTGTTCTTGTATCTGATTATACCACAAAAGCTGACTTTGTTATTCCTGATCTCCGCAAAGTAATTGGCCCCGAAAAATATGAGATTTTGAACCGTGACATTCAAGAAGGGCTTCAGAATGTTCTCCTTGGAGATAACAAATATGCAGATGGACAACTCAAGATGAAGATATTCATTCAGCGTCTTGAAGAGTCTCGCAGTCAATTTATTAAAGATTTCCTACAGCCAGAGATACGCCGCATTTGTAAAGCTGCGGGTATGCGTTCTTGGCCAGAGGTTAAATTTGTTAAAACAGATACTCTTGATAATTCTGACATGACTAAGCTTGCTACTCGCATGATGGAGCTTGGAGTTCTTACTCCAGAACAGGGTATGAGTGTTGTCCACAATGGAATGTTCCCCAAAGGAGAAGAATTAATGCCAGCTCAAGATAAGTTCAAAGAGCAGAGGGAAGATGGTTATTACATGCCCTTAGTAAATAGCATTAACCTATTTCAAAATGAAGAAGAGTCCACTCCAGAAGCTAAACCCGAAGTTGCTCCTGTAGCTCCTTCTGGTGGTCGCCCTATGGGAGTTTCCAACTCAAACTTTTCGAAGAAACATATTGTTGAAGCTACCCAAATGGTTAGCGAGTTTGAACTTAGGGCTTATCGTGACTTTGCTCTTAAGTTTGGCTTGGATGAACTTGATGACGACAAAAAAGATTTAGTTTCTCGCGCTTGCGAATCAATCATTGTTTCTAAACCAACAAGTGAATGGGACGAGACTTTATCCAGTGTTGTAGAAAATTTAGATAATCTTTCTGAACTAAATGTTGATCCAGATGTGCTAGACGTAGGCTCTAAACATCAGCTCGATGACATGTCTGCTGCAATTTTATACCACTCAACTAAAATTTAAGTGTATATCATTTTATGGATTTAAAAGATTTTGAGGTAAGTAGCTTTGATTGTAATATCAAGGCTCTCAAAGAAGCTGATTACGAAAAGTTTGGAGTATCAGAAGGATCTATCGCGGAGGCAGCTAAATCTTTACTGCCTGACGACTTTGACCCATCCGCAAATGTAGATGTATTGCCTGTAGTATTTAACTTGGCTCTCGTCAACGAATTCAACAAAAACGGTGATGGCATAGATTCTAAAACAGCAGTAGCTGCCGTAAAAAGATTTATCAATAAGCCAATCAACATTGAACACAAGAAGCATAAGATCGTAGGCCACATGATCAATGCTTCTTTCTCTATGGACGAATATGATTTTAAGGATAACGCGATTGAATCATATGCTGATAAAAAAGAACCATTTTATATTAACGCTGCTGGTTTAATTTATAAAAATATTTTTCCAGAGTTAGCGGAAGCTATTGAAACAGCCGCGAAAGAAGAGAATGAAGAATATCAGAGCATTGCTACTAGCTGGGAGCTTGCATTTAAGAACTATAAAGTCGTCTATGGATCTAATAGATTGGACGAGTGCGAAGTTGCCGAAGGTTCAAAGAAGCAAGAACTTAAGCAGTATGTAAAAGGTTTTGGTGGTAAAGGCATGGATAAAAATGGGACACCAGTTCACCGATTGATACATGGTGAAACTTATCCTTTAGGAGCTGCACTAACATATAAACCTGCTGCTAGAGTTAAAGGAGTTTATACATCAGAACCGCAGAAAAACGAAAAGCCTGTTGATAATTCTTTAGCGAAAGAAGATAATAATATTATTAAAAATTCCCTAAACGGGAAAAACACTGTAACAAACAACAAATTCGATATTTTTGATATGGATAAGGAACAATTCGAAACATTAATGACACAAGTTGCGGAAAGCGTAGCTTCCGTAGTCAAGAAGGACGATCAAGCCAGCTCTGTTGGTGAGATTATGCGTGATGCTCTTACTGAGCATTCCGAAAACTGGAAATCTAAAGTTCAACTTGAAGCCGAAGCTCGTGAGAAAGCAGAAGCAGACCTGACTGAAATGAAAGCTTCTTTTGATGCTGTTCAGGCAGAACTCTCCTCTCTCAAATCTGAGATTGAAGCTCAAGCTGCTGTTGAGTTATTTAACTCTCGTATGAACTTTATCGATTCCACATACGAACTTACTGAAGCAGAGCTTAAGTTGGTCGTAGATGAGTTGAAGGCTGTTGAAGCTTCTCCCGAGGCTTTTGATACCTTCAAAGAAAAACTTTCTATTCTTTTTGCAAGCAAGACCAAAGAGTCTATTGCAGCTCAAGAAGAGGCAGTCAAAGCTAAAATCGAAGAGGCTATTGCTTCTAAGATGGCAGAAGAGGCTCCTGAGCAGCAAGAAGAAGTTAAAGCTAGCGAAGATGAGTTGGAAGTTGAAGAGGTCGAGGCCGCTCCTGTTCCAAACAACAACGCAGAAGCTTCTGAACAAATTTCTTTGGTTGAAAAACTTAAGGAGAACTTCTCTGTAGAAGTTACAAAATAAAAAATTCTAACTAAATTATAATATTATGGCTAGTGAAATTACTAAACTATTACCTTTCCGGCAATATGACGATAACGATGTTATCAACATGTTTGCTTACGAAGGTACTGATGTCGGGGCCGGAACCATTGTAAAGGTTTCTGCCGCCAATCTCAACGACGATCTTACTGATCTCGTAGACGCTGGGACTGCTTTCCTTACTACTCAAGGAAATGCTTACTCCCCTCTCGCTGTTAACCCTCTTAAAGTTGCTGCTGCTGGTTCTGGCGATGCTGCTCTTGGAATTATCGTCCGTGACGTTCGCGACACTGATGAGAATGGAGAGAAGCTCCGCTTTTACCCTCAGAAGAAGGAAGAGCTTCAGGCTGTTGCTTCTGGAGAATCTGTTCCTGTAGCTACTAAGGGTGTATTCACCTTTATGGAAGGAGCTTTCTCTGGCTCACTTATTCCTGCTCCTAATACTGAGCTTGGACTTCGTGCTGGTGGAACGCTTGCTACTGCTCTTGCTGCTGACACTGTTGTCGGTAAAGTGCTTGCTACTGGAACTCGTCCTGCTGGTGATACCCACGCAGGAGGATACGCAATTGTTAACATTAACTTCTAATTTTACTCACAGATTATGAAAATTACTATTAAAAGAACTGAAGATCAGTTAGCCCTTGTTCGCGCAATGGGTTCAAATAATCGTGAAGAAGCTTACGAGGCTCAGGCCGCTGTTGCAGAACTTCTCGGGCCTGTGGTCACTGAAGTTATCAACAACGCTGTGACCGTTGGAAATCTTTTCACCACTCTGACCTATCAGTCTGATGACAATCCTTCCCTTCCTCTTGATCTCTTTCATGACATCACTGATGAAGATTATGTGCAGGTTTACTCCCAGCAAGTTGCTGGAGGACTCCCTTACAACCAAGTCTTCCCAGCTCATAACGAGCTGAAGTTTAGCACTTACACTCTTGATAGCGCACTCGCTTTCGACCGTAAGTATGCTAAGAAGGCTCGCGTTGACGTTGTTTCCAAGACCTTCACTCGTATGGCTCAGGAAGTTATGCTTAAGCAGGAGCGCACTGCATTTAACGTGCTTGCTTCCGCTCTTGTTGCTGGAGATAGCATCTCTGCTTCTGCTGGTGATCACATCATCGCTGCTGCTGGAACTAACCTTGTCCTTGATGATTTGAATAACCTCATCACTAAGTCCAAGCGTATCAATAGCTCGTTTGTTGGTGGAACTCCTGTTGGTGGTTCTAAGGCTGGCGTTACCGATCTTCTCGTTTCTCCTGAAGTTGTTGAAGATATTCGCGCTATGGCTTACAACCCTGTCAACACTCGTCAAGCAACTTCTGGAACTACCAGTATCACCGCTCCTGAAGAGCTTCGCTCTCAGCTTTACAGCGCTGCTGGACTCCCAAGCTTCTACGGTATCAATATCGTCGAAGTGCTTGAAATGGGTAGTGGACAACGTTTCAACAAGATCTTTGATGCTGTTAAAGGTGGCGTGAGCTTTACTGAAGGCTCTGAGCAGATCCTTATCGGTGTTGATCGTTCTCGTGACGCTCTGCTTCGTCCTGTCGTTCTTGATGAAGGTTCTACTGGTGAACTCAACGTTCTCGTTGATGACCAGTTCTCCGTTCGCCAGAACAAGATTGGTTACTACGGTAAAGTCGAAGAGGGTCGCGTTTGTATCGACGACCGCGCTCTTTGTGGAATTATCCTCTAATCGAGGTTTCCTAAATTTAAGGGTCGCCCTACGGGGCGGCTCTTTTTTTTTGATTTTTTTAGTGTAATCTATTATGATAAGGTATGGCAAATAAGAAAGAATTTTTAGAAGAGTTCAACGTTATTGATGGTAAAGAGCGTTCTGAGCGAGAAGACAAGATTCAAAAAACAAAAGAATTAGAAGATCTTTTGGGGATTAAGGATGTTAATCCATATGGTACAAATAACAAAGATGTTTTCGCTAGTAATCTTGGTAGCATGTCTGTCGGAGAAATGACGACCCTTGCTCAAAGGGTTGGTCTACCAGCTTCCTCTATTGACACTCCATCAGTATTAAAGAAGAATTTACTCAAGTCCTTTGATATTTATGTCCAACAAAATAACGTAACAGTAGCGGGACAAGCACAACCTGTTGTTGACCCAAAGGCTGAAAATTACGATGAAGTAAAAAAGCTGTTTGAGCTATAGAATTCCCTAAAGGCTGGTTTTGCTGTAAGATTATTTAATGAATGATCTTGGCTCACTAGCAACAAAAATAGTAAATTACGAGTTTCCAGATGACACTGGAAGATTTCCCGTGTCTTATGTTTCTGGTTGGCTTGAGGCCAATATTGGCGAGCTTAACGGCCTAACTAATGAAGAGTTTTATGTTAATGATACGGGGGCTATAGAAATTGCTACTGGCTCAGGTTTATTGCCGATTGAAGAAAACATTTTTTCAACCCTTTATGAAATCCACTATTACGAAAAAGCTTCTAGGGATTCTCTTCGTGAGTTCACTTATGGAGGAGATACAGACTGGATAACTCTAAAAGAGGGCGACACTACCATTCAAAGACAGAATAAAAACTCTGTTGCCAAAACATATAGGGAATTGAAGGTTGATACTTCTGATCGTTTAAATGACTTAGTTGGCCGCTATAATCAATATAAGTCTTCTCCTTTGCAGGTGTTTGGCCGAGATGGGATTGATCCTGTTGACGATATTGACGCATACCAATCTACAAGCTCTTACAGAACATTTTAATGGCTTCATTACTTACATCTACTCAAAAGTCAGCAATCCAAAGTGCATTAGGCGAAGTCCACGACACTTTTGCTAGAGATATTTATGTCTACATTGAGAAGAAGGTAACTACAAGACCCGCTAATTTGAACTACAACCCGCTGTATGGTAGGGCCAAGGACGACTCTAGGTTGAGTTCGCAAACTACGCTAGTTAAGCATACAGTGCAAGCTAGGGTCAGCTACGCGCCAAATCAGGGTGAGTCTGTAGTAGATGGTGGAGCGCAATTTAATTTAACTGCTTCTCATGGTAAGGTGAGAATCAAAGTTGATTCAGATGGTTACGATAAGGTAAAGGATTCTACTAGGATTGAAATTGATGATGTTTTATTTACCGTGGATACTGATGCTAAAAATGTGGGGCCATTCTCGACTCAATACTATACTGTATTCCTTAAACGAGAAAACTAATGGCTAAGGCATTTATATCAGCAACGAGGTTTCAAGTAACTATAGATAAGGCCGCACTTCTCAAAGAAGTGACTGCTGGTAACAATGGTAAGGTCACTGGGCGAGAAGTAAGAAAATATGTTGTTCCTATTATTGAAGATGCACAAAAAACTTTAATTAAAGATTTTTTTAATCATTCTGTTACGAAAGAAATTAAAGCTGGGCCAAATGCATCAAATAGCTCTGGCTCCTTGGGTGGTTATGGCAACCTTTTTTCTTTTATTGGTTTTAATAAGGGGTCTGACCCAACAGCAGGAATTGAAAAGATATTAAAACAAAAACTTGTAATTACAGTTCGGGCGATATCTAGTGGTAGGTTTAAGATATCTATCGCAAACCCCCCTTCTCAAGACGAGCTTTTTAGTGTTTCCCAGTTACCTTGGGCTAGTGGATCTAGCTGGGCAGAGGGTATAGAAAAAGGAATGTCTAACCTTGGCTCTTTTTTGTATAGAAGCAAAGGTGTTGGCAATTCTAGAGCTGGAACGGGGATACAAGTGTTAAAGAATTTAAGATCCACCAGCTTCCAAACTCAACCCTACATCTCTAAACTTGTAGATAAGTTTTACAAAAACATTATAAAATTTTAAAAAATGAAAGCTCAATTTGATCAAAATTTATTATCCAGCTTTTACTTATGGTTAGAGAACCGTTTGTTGAAGTCTGACACTAAGGCTTATATTACTGGGCTAGACAATAATTTTCGTTATGTAGATTTTGATGATATTCCCGCTGATATGGTTGGTTATCAGGGCGAGTATCGTCAACTGGTCGCTGATTATGATATTGATACTGTAAACTCTGGGTTTATGGTGGACGGGGGTTTTGTTACTGGAGATTCTAGCGCAAATGGAGGAGTCTATACTGATTACCAAAATGGAAGACTTTTGTTCCCCGCAGCCTCTGGAACTGATTTAAACATATCTGGAACCTATTCCGTAAAAGAAGTAAATACTTACATCTCTCACGATGATGATGTAGAATTTTTGGTATATTCTGATTTTTTAGAAAATGGACAAGATTCGCCTTACTTTTACAATGAGACAGGAATTATAGACAAAGGAGCTTATTTCCTTCCAGCTTGTTTCGTTTCTCTAGCTTCTTCTGAGAATGAAGAGTTCGCATTTGGTGGGGAGGAAAGCACTGAAAGTAGGGTTCGTGTCATGATTTTAACTAAAGATTCTTATATTTTAGATTCTGTTATTTCTAGACTTAGAGATACCGTAAGAGAAAAGGTAACTCATATTCCTTATGAAAGCTTCCCATATGCTTATTCTTATTCTGTAAAGGATTTTCCTTATACCTATACTGGTATTGTAGGAGATCAAGGGAGTAACCCTCTATGCTCTTATATTGATCGTGTTACAGCTTCAAAAGTTGTTTCGGAAGCTCTGCGAGAAAAACTAAACAAGGACTTCTCAATCGCTTTCTTGGACTTCGATTTATTAACCTATCGTTTCCCAAGGTCTTAAATCGGTGTATTTAAAGTAAACCTTTTTACAAAAATGGCTACAAGAACTAGAGTAATTTCACAAAATAAAGCAGTTTATGTATCTCCCACTGGATGGGGCATATATGATGACCACACCGCTGGAACCACAGTAACTGGAAGAAGTATGATTACAGCTCATCAACTTCATCGTCTTGATACCTTTTCCTTCGAAATGGATCTTGCTGGAACGCGTCAAGACGTTAGAGAATTTGGTCAATTAGCACGAATCGGAACCATCAACCTTGAAGAAATCAATCCAACTTTAAGTTTTGGTTACTTTTTGGGAGATGGAGAAAATGAATTAGCTCTTGGTTTCCATAAATCAGAACGAGACGCAGCAGCTTCAAGTGGTCAAATGTGTTCTGGTCAATTATCAGAAGATCCTATTCTTAGTGAGCGGAACGTTTATCTTTTAACGGTTGAAGAGGGAAAAGATGCTTTTGCAATGGCAGATAACGCAGATATGGTCGCCAATGAAAATGTTCATGATGTTGTTGGATTTGGAAACTGTTTCCTTTCTAGCTACAGTGCGAACTTCAGCGTTGGAGAAATCCCAAGGGCTGATGTCGAAATGCAAGCTTCTAATATCGTTTTCTATACTGGAGTTAACTCTGGACTCCTTAATCCATCATTGAATCTAGAGGGGGTAAGAACGCATAGTGGAACGACTCAACTTCCTGCTCCTAGCACTGGAGCTGACGTTCCTCTTGTTCTTCGTCCTCAAGATGTAAGCGTTACTTTCTCTGACGAAGAAGATGGTGTCGCTCCAGTTGGTGGCCCTGCCTTTAGTGCTCTGCCTATTCAAAGTGCTTCTATTGAACTTCCACTAGCTCGCGAAGTTATTCAGGCTCTTGGTAATGAGTTAGCTTACGCTAAACTACTTGAATTCCCAATTGACGTAACTATGAATATCAGCTCTCTTACTAGGGACTTTGCTTCAGGCGCACTTGAATATGCTTTGACTGGAGCGGCTGAAAACAATAAAACTGATATTGCGTTAGATATTACAGAACCCGGCAAGGGAAGTCAGCTCAGGTATGTCCTTAAGGGAGCAGTTCTTGATAATCAGTCTTTCTCACAAGGACTTGATGACAACGAAACTGTTGATCTAACCTTCTCTGCTCAAATTGGAGGTGCTGATACCACTTCCCAAGGATTGTTCTTCTTCCCACAGGAGAGTAGAGCTGTTCCTACCTTTACACCTTTCAGTGGCAAAGCTGGTGGAAACAAAGAGAGTGATCAGCCAATCAAAGTCCTCAACGGGGCTGGCGATTAATCCCACTAAAAAACTCACAAAGCAGCCTCACCGAAAGGTGGGGCTGTTTTTTTGTGTAATATATAAAGAATGAAGGTTTACCAACAAGTTACGGGTTACGAAGAATCAATTACAAATTTAAATATTTCTATTGATGACACTTTCTCTGGTTTCTCCGTAGCTGCTGGGACTGGAGATGTTGTTGCTGGAGAAGGAGGCAGCACAGGATTACTTAACAGTGGCTTTGTTTTTTCTGGAAGTGTGGGGTATATTTTTGATCAATCAGGTAGGTTTGTTGGGGGTTATTCTCCCAATGTCCCCTTTGATATTTCAGTTCACATGAAAAGAAATGATACTTATTCGTATTTCATTAATGATGTTTTGATCGCGAATAATATTACTGGTTCGACTGGCTTTGATTACATTGAGTTCGAAAAACATGGAGATTCCAGTCTTGGGATCGAATATATTTTCTAGTATTTGTTGATATATTTGTTTTTTTTACGATAATGTTTTGTAAAAAGTCTATGAAAGAGCTGTATTCATTCCCAATTAAGAGAAAAGTAAAGCAAAAAGTTTCCGTAGATAAGGAAAATTCTAAAGGCGAAATCGTAGAAACCTTTAAAACAAAGACCAAAACTGTTTCTAATAGGGTTGTTTTCGCTAAACCCTCTTTTGCTGACATTGAAAATGCAGAGTTCTTTTATGGACAGCAGTACAATGATTTTATCAATGCTGGATATTTAACAAGATTCCTGCTTAATAACAAAATTGGCGACTCAGGAGGTTCTTCTTCTAAGCTGAGTAGTGAGATAATCAATAAAGCTTTTGTTGATAATATGGAAGCAGCAAAGGTTATTGAATTTTATGAGGGTCAGAAAGATCTGAATGAAGAGCAAAAAAAGAAGCTTGAAGAAGCAAAGGAGATGTTTGCTGAAACTCAAAGAACTGTAGCGGAATTTGAACAGTTCTATCAAATTCAATATAACCAGACGGCAGAAGCAAAAGCAGAACAGAAGCTTATTGAGTGGTTCATCTTTAACTTTTCTTATTACGAAGACAAAGTAAATGATTCTACAGAGCTTTTCCCTTTATTCTTGGGCGACGATTTTAATGAGAAGAGAGAGCATTATTTACAGTTGTGTGAAGAGGAGGAAGATATTGAAGACATTTCTCTTTTAGACAACAAAGCTATTTTTGATTTATCCTTTCAGACTTTGGCTAGAGTTGCTAATTTGTGGTATAACAAGCTAGGAGCGAATCAAAAAGAGATCGAAGAGAAAATGAAAGAGGTCTTCGGTGATGAATGAACAAGGAAAGTTCACTACTTTTAGATATACTGCGTGGTTATAGCAAAATAAATCACAAGTATAAAGATTATTACTTCAAGCATTTTGGAGTATATGATAGCTTGAAGCTTCAAGAGTTTGAGTTAGATTGTATTACTGAAGCCAAGAAAAAAGGTATCAAAGGAAAGGATGAGCTTCTAGAGTTAGCGATAAAAAGGGGAGGGTGGTCAAAAGAGGAAGAGTCTTTAATGAAGGACTTAAAATGGATGATTGAAAAGTCAAAAAAAGCTTCTGCAAAAATATCAGACAACAACGCTCGAAAAGCTTTTGAAGATTCTATTAAGAAACAAGTAGATCAGCTTGCTCAATTAGAAGCCAAAAAGAATCAGTTCACTAATCATAGTGCTGAAAATCTTGGGAAAAGAAAAAGGGCTAATAAGGAAATAAGTCTCAGCCTCTTTTACGATAAGGAGATGACGAGAAATGTGAGTGAGGAAGATTTATTTTTTTTAATTTCGGAGGTTAACTCAAGGATACAAGAACTAACAAGTGTTGAGAATTTATTAAAACTTGCTTATGAATCTTACTTTTTTGATGTATATTGTTTGAATTATAGGAACCCAAATCAGATTCTTGACACAAATATTTACAAAATAACAATCTGGCAAAAAAGTTTATTATCTTACGCCTCCGTCCTTTTAAATAAACTTAAAAATCTTGATATTCCTGATGATATTAGGGAAGATGCCGTAAAGGTGTATAACTTCCAGCCAAAAGAAGATGGAGCTAAGGAAGATAAAGTAACAGAAGGAATCTCTGACCTTAGAGCTAAAATGTCACAAAAAGGAGGAAAGCTGACTGCTGATGACTTTTAGTGTATTTAATTACAATGGCTGCTCCACTAAATATTAATGCTAATTTAAACCTAAACCCAGCTAGTATCAATGCCTCTGCAAAGCAGGTGCAGCAAGCTTTAGGCAGGATTACAGGTCAAGCTTCTGAGTTTCAAAAATCGCTAGATGCCTCTACTGCCCGTGTTTTTGCGTTCGGAGCAACGACTGCTGTTATTAATGGGGTAAACCAATCGTTTAAAGCCCTCCTCTCTACTACAATAACCGTTCAATCTAAATTAGTTGAAATTAATTCGATTTTGGGAGCTGGCGCGAAAGAGTTTAACAAATATAGAAACTCAATTTTTCAAGTAGCCAAAGTTACAGGGCAGTCATTTAATACCGTAGCTGAAGGCGCTGCTGAACTTGCAAGGCAGGGTTTGAGCGCTACAGAAAGTGCCAAAAGGTTAGAAGCTGCCCTTATATTAACCAGAATCTCTGGACTGGGAGCAGAGCAGTCTGTAAAGGCTTTGACAGCAGCTATGAATGGTTTCACCTCTGCTGGACTTAGTGCGGAGCAAGTGGTCAACAAAATTGTTGCTGTTGATACCGCTTTCGCTGTTTCCGCTCAAGATCTTGCCGAGGGTTTTAGTCGAGCTGGGTCTACAGCTGAAGATGCTGGAGTTAGTTTTGATGAACTTCTGGGGCTAATTACTGCTGTTGAGCAGAGAACTGCGCGAGGTGGAGCTGTTATCGGTAACGCTTTTAAATCAATTTTTACTCGCTTGAGCAGGGGAACTACTATTGAAGATCTTAAATCATTGGGAGTTGAGATTAATGCTGCCCAGACTGGGGTTCAAAAACTCCAAGCGCTTTCTAAAGCTTTAGAAAATATAACAGATCCCACTGTAGCAAGTCAAATTAAAGAACTCGCTGGTGGAGTTTTCCAGATTAACGTTGTTAGTGCTGCGTTAAAAGACATTGGTAGTGATGCTTCTGTTTTTGGACAAGCTACAGAAAAATCTTTTAATGCTACTAATGAAGCTACAAGTAAAAACATTGCACTTAATGAGCAGCTTTCAGCTCAACTTAATTCCCTTGTTGTCTCTGTTACAAGCTTAGGGGCGAAACTAGGTGGCATTACTTTTGGGCCTCTTTTACAAAATTTAGTCGGGCTTGCCACTAAATTATCAGATATGCTTGATGGAGCCTTAGATCCAGAAAAAGGTAATAAGTTTATACAGGGATTATTTAAATTTATTGGAGGATTCTTATCTGGGCCGGGGTTAGCCCTCTTTACAGTTGCTTTTGCTAAAATTTTTGGAACGGTTTTTAAATTTGCTAAAGAAGGATTTAAGACTGTTATGCAGATGGGTTCCGCTGCCGAAAGAATTAAGAATATTGAAGGTGGTATTGTTGGGTTATTACAAAAAGACGCTAACTTAAGAAAGACACTTGCAAGCACCACAGCAACACAGGCTCAAAAAGAACAAGCTGTAATCGCGGCCATTCAAAGAGAAAATACCTTACTTACACAGCAAGAGCAGCTAGTAAGGAGTATAGCTAAACAAGCTGCTGCGAAAGGCGTTACAGGATTTAGTGGAGCAGCTGGTTTCACTGGTAAGCGAGGCAAGCGCTTCGCTGCTGGAGGAGCAGGAGAAATGGAGCCAGACTTGATGACTGCCATGATGAATGAGGCTAGAGATGCTCCTAGAGGAGCAACGCCTTATGTTACTAATTTTAGAGGCAAACCTGCTGTCATGAATACTTCCGAAATGCAAGTTCGCATTAATGGAAGAGAAGAGATTTTACGCGAAGATCAAATCCCTAGATTTAACAGAGGCTCTGGCCCAACAAGAAGGCAACGCCGTGGTGCTTTAAACAGAGATGGAAGATTCATCATGCTGCATGGCGCACGAACGGGCTATAAACTAAACAAGTTTTATATGGGTCGAAGTCCGAAAGATCCATCAAAAGCTGGTAAGCCAACTCTAGGCCCGACTGAAACCAATAAAACCTTAGTCAATGTTCCTACATATGGAATTCCTAAAAATAAAAAAGGAATTGGGGATATTAATAGTATACTAAGCGGGCTAAGAGATTCAAGTCTCGATCAGGCACTGAGAATAGCAAAAAGGCTTTCTGGTGGTGACATGCCAGATAAGAAGAAATCTGCTATAAAAGCCGCGCTCTCTTCGCAAATTAACAAAGGAACCCATAAGGCTTTCGCGGGAAATATCCAAGAATTGGCGTTAGGAAGTTTATTGACAGATTCAGCATTCGACGATTTCGTTTCACAAGGCACTGGATCTACCTTCGACTTAAATTTAGAGGGACAAAGCAAACTCAAAGGTTTATATAATGTTAGGAGGCATGTAGCTAAGACTGGTGAGGTGAAAGCATCAGGGAATAATAGTTTGGCAGGAGATACCGCTCGAAAGATATTTCGAGTTTCAAACATGAGTGAAGCTGTTCATTCTAAGAGGAAAGAATCAGGGTTAACTAAATCAGAGTTTAAAAAAAGATACCCAGATGGTGTTGGGAAAAATAAACTGAAATTCGCAGCAGTGCAATCAAAGCTATTCGGGAAGCGGAACTCACAAGGTAAGCTACCCAAGCCAAGTCAAATTGATAGTTTAAATTTCGCGAAAGGCTCATTGCCCAACCTCAAAATCAAAAGATACAATGAGGGGTCTATGGGTGGAATAATGGACGATCCTATGATGCTTTTGATGATGGGAGGAATGGCAGGAACTATGGGGGGTGAAAAAGACGAAGGCGACGGAAAAGAAAAAGACCCGATTAAAAAAATCAAAGCAGATAATCAAAAAATAGTTAGGGATCTCGCTAAGAAGCAACGTAGGCAACGTTTCAACAATTCAAGGACTGGAAAATTTATAAATAGGACTGTTCGAACAACTCGAAGCGCAGGTTCTCGTGTTGCTAATTCAAGATTTGGTCAAAACAGATTCGTTAGAGGTGCAGCGGCGGGAGTTAAGGGAGTTGCTACAAATAGAACCCCCACTATGAGAGGGGGCATAGGGCTTACTATTGCTGGGCAAGCTCTTGGTTCTATATCAGCAAGTCAAGAAGCTAAGGGAAATCTTGAAGATGCAGCTTTTACAGATGCAGCTAGCCAAATCACACAATTCGCTGCCGCTGGAGCAATGGTTGCTGGGCCAATGGGTGCAGCGGCTGGTGCTGCGTTAGGCGCTGGAAAAGCATATTTGGACGCTTCGAAAATGCAGGAAGAAGCTAGGAAGATTGCAGAGGAAGCAGCAAAACCCACCGCAGAGATGAGAGGCAAGAATCGTGCGATGGCCTTGAAAAGAGAATTTGTTGGCGATGCCAGTGGCGGTATGAACGTGGGGAACAAAAATATTCAGAGCGTGTTAAGCAACTTGGCCAAAGAGACTGGAGTTGCGGCTTTTGATACTTCGCAGCAGCTAGAGCAGCTTGGCAAAGCATTAGCCTCCACAAAAGAAGGTTCAACTGAGCGATTGAGAGCTGAAGAAGAATATAAAAAAGTTGCCAAAAAGACTGGCATGTTGATGAAAAATTCAGCAAGGATTCAGAAAACTTTAAACGACATCAAAAAGAAAGAACTTTTAATAGATGAAGAAAGAAAAAACAACATCGCCGCTAAATTAGGAGACGACATTTCTAAACAGAGGCAAAGACTAGAGGTCGGTCAGCGTTTGATGGAGGGAAATCCAGCAACACAAGGCCAATTTAGTAATCTTATCAGCAGAGATCTTGCAATGTCTCAAGCAATCGGAGATACGGGTCAAGCAAAAGCTTTAGTTCAAGAGCTTGAAGCTGATTTAGCTGGAGCAAAAACGATAGAAGAAAAAGATGCCATCCAAAAAGAATTAGATCAAGCTTCCGCAGACTTTAAATCAACGGTAGTAGAATCTGCTATTTTCATGCACAAAAAGCAAATGGAAACTGCAAGTGAGCTTACAAAGGCAGAAGCTGAAAGAGCAAAAATCATAGCTGCTCGTGATAAAATGAGGTCTGGGCAACAAATATCTGATATGGCTAAAGCTGGTCGAGGGGAAGTGACCGATCTTAGTTTTATTGGAATTTTCAATAAAGAATTAGACAGGATTAGAAGCCGCTTTAATACATCAACTCAAGAAGAAAAAGATGCTGACCTTGCTCGATTAGCAAATTTTGCTGAAGAGAATATCTCTAAAATTCAAAATACCGGAAGGCAGGACTTTGTAAGAGGACTCACAACTGGACAGTTTGAGAAAGACGAAAGAACAGCCGCTGCGGGATTATCTGTAGTTGGCGAGAGTAAAGAAGTTATGCAGAAATTCATCGATGCTGCAACGAAAGAGGCGGAAGAAAAATTTGCCCAGCAGTTGAAAGATAATCAAGCAATGATGGATGCTTTGAAAGCACAAGGAGAAGCAATAAAAACTCAAATGGAAAACTTCGCCGTAGCTTTTGATGCTAAGGATATTCAAGATGGAATCAATAAAACGAGTGCAAAACTGAGAGCAGCTGCCACCTCTCTTGAAGGATATGTAGACGCTTCAAAAGAGATAGGAGCAATATCAGCAAAGATTATAAAATTAGGGCAAACTGCGAATAAAGCAATAGATGATCAAACCACTCAACTGCAAGAGTTGAGTGGAGACGTAACAACTCTCAAAGGGGAACTAAAGATACTGACTGGAGAAAATTAATATGAGTTTATTAGTTAATAATGTAATCAACTCTAATTCTCAAATTTCCTACTCTTATTTGGGGAGTCAGGAAGTTTTTGGGTATTTGGTTACTTTAAATTATACTCTAAAAGTAGAAGACATACAGTTCGACAATAATGACGGTGTTCTACTGTCTGGGAGAGCTGCCATTAGATCAGCTTACAAGAGGCAAAATATAACGGCTCGTATAGCTGGAGACGAAATATTAAACGGGCTACTTACTAGGGTATCTTTTGCAGAAGGCTCCCTAAACGGAGAAGATACTGTAGACATAACAATTGAAGAAAGAAGGAGGTTAGATGATTACAGTTCAAAAACTTTTGCTAAATACATCCCAAGCCCTCATTTATTAGAAGACTTCTCTGAAAGCTACGATTTTACAAGATCAGATGCAGACTACTCTTACAATAGGAGTATATCTATAAAATATTCTCAAGATGCGGGAAATCAGTTTTTGACAAACGCAAAAGCCTTCCTCACTAATTACTACTATGCTAATAGACCCAGCTTAGGGTACTATGAAGATGGTATATCTGAAAATGCTAGATTCAATAAAAATTATAATGGAACTCTCAACCAGACAATAGATTTAGTAAACTTATCTGTTGATCTACAAGAAAGTTTTGATTCTTCTTTTATTGTTGATTCAGAAAACGTTTCTAAAAAGATAACCACTTCTAACTCAGTTGATGAAAAAGGATATCTCACCAAAGTTATTAGTGTTGAGTTAACGTCATTAAAGCATCACTCGTCTGAAGTTTTAGGGGACGCTATAGGATCGACTATAGATAGTATAATTTCCGATGAAGAAAGCCAGTTTGGAAAGCCATTCGCTATAGAAAAAGGCATAACAAAAGACTCTAGAAAAGCATCACTATCTATTAGTTTCTCTACTGACCCAGAGCTGTCTCAAGAAAATAGCATTTCTTATAATTGCACTAAAAATAAAACAGGTGCGTATTTTGAATACAATTTGAGTGTGACATACAAAGCTAAAGACAAAAATTCACAAACAAGATATGATAGTGTCATAGCTTTATGGACTTCCAATAAAGATAACAATGAGAGCAAAGTTGTAGGTTTATTTTCAGAAGCTACAGAAATATACGAACAATCAAGATCTGCCACGATTGATAAACCAAAAGGATCGGTAACAGAGAATATAAAATACACTACAAATGATTCTTATGATTCTGGGCCTTTGCCGAAAGGGATTTTAAAATTTAACATTTCTATTCAAAAGAAAGATAAGGTAAAGAGAAATGAGGTAGTGCTAAGTGTAAAAGACCTAAAGCAAAAACTTGTTGTTTCTGATTTAAATGCGTTGGGTTCAGCTACTGTGACTGCTACTGTTACAGCAGACCCAGCATATGGAATTAATCATGGTAAAAATTTCTTAAATGGCAAAACCACAGAAATGAATGCAGCTTTAGAAGAAACAGATTTCCACGGAACAAGCGATGTGGTTACATCTAATTTAGTTGATGGAACAACAACTCGTGTAATAGAGTATATAATAGCTTAATATGGCGACTTCTATTACATACGGAAGCTACTCTTTCCCTGAGCCAATCCCCCTTTTTTCTGAAGAGGATGAGGCGGTTAAGCTTGGCGGCTTGCTAGATCATAGCTCTATTAGAGTTAATATAGTGGGCTTTTTGACTGGTAGCGATTTGAGTGGGCTAGATTTGCAAAAAATGCAAATGATTAGTGGCTTCCTTAATGAATATCAAGACCTAACAATAACCATCGAAAATGAGGCTAAAACCTGTCCTTGTTCCTTTATAGAAACCATTGATTTTAATGAGAGCGACTCAACTACAGTCCTTCCTTATAGTTTAACTGCGTTGTATTATTCTGGAGAAACGTTTTCAGAATATTTTGGTGTTACAGACCCACAGAACTCTTGGTCTTATGAGGAGGGGGATAATAAAATAATTACTGCTACCCATACTGTTTCAGCTAAAGGATTAAAAGTTGGTTCTAAAGATCCTTTTGATAACGCTCGTGAGTTTGTTAGTGGCAAGGTTATTAATGGATTTGAAAATATAGCTTTATTCAATAGCGGAGATAACGCCTTCTTAACTTCTAGGACAGAAAACGTAGATAGAAAAGAAAATATTTATGGGGTTACAGAAGTTTACTCTTACTCCGCTGGAGACAGAGATAATTCTGACAAGTCTTACTCCGATAGTGGCGTTTTAAGCCTCTCTACGTCGATTTCATTTAGCAACAACTCTGAACTCTCTATTAGTGTTAATGGTAGCCTTCAGGGAAGTATAGACGCAAATACAGGGAGTCAGGTTGGTTTATTATCAACTGGTAACTTTACTCCAGAGCAAGCTACAGATGTAGCGACTAATGCATTAGTTAATTCTTACTCTGATTATGAATCAGGGGTTTACAGTTTTGTCCAAGATGGCCCAACAGCATTTAATTATGATTTAAATACTGGAGCTAATCTTCTTAATTTTTCTTTCACTTTCGCTGACCCAGACAAAGTTGATGTTATTAATAATAATGTTTTGCACTCTTATACTTCGTCGATAAGTATATCTAAAGATTCTTCAGTCTCTTCTGTCGCAGTTCAGGGTAACTTAAAATTTTTGGGATCTTTGTTTATTGACTCCACAGGAGAGTTTGAATCTAATCCTAGGTTTCAAGCTGTGGAAACTGCTTTTGGGCAAGTTGATCAACAGGCAATAGCGACATCTGCTTTGCAGAAATTTTCTGGCGTTGCTACTGGATATGAAATTAACTCATCTTATATAAATGAAGAGCCGCGAAGCTTATCTATATCAAAAAATCCTGTTGAAAATACCATCTCTTACAATTATAATTACTCTAACCAAGTAGACTTTTCGTCAGGAAATTTAAAAGATTTAACTTTAACGATACAGGATAAAAAACCGCTTGCAATTAACAATGTTCAAGAAACTATTGGGGGATTTAAGGCTTCTCAGATTATTTCGCGCAGCTTGGGTAATTATTCCGTTTCAGCTAGTGCTAGTAATGACGGATCTAAACTGCAAAACCTCAAAGAATTTACTTCTGGGTTATGTAGCGGTGATTTTGTCATAGAGGACTCTTATTCCACGGGACAAAACACAATATCTTATAACTTATCCAAGTATTATTAATGAGTGAGAAAGCGTTAAATGCTATTTTATTGGATGGTCTTGGTTCAAACCAAAGACTATCTGCTCTTTATGATTTTCTCGGGGCATCTGCTCTGAGCGTAGGGTTTGTGACTGGGCCAGATGGAAATGTTACTGGGTCATTTTCAAACTCAATTTATTCTAACCTACCTGCTTTGCACACTGGGTTCTTACTTGGAGCAACAGGTAGCGATGAAACAGCTGTTACAAATAAAGCTTCTGATATTTTAGCGGGAGATACATTAGACTTAACCTATGGTAATTTTCAAGTTCCTCTAGAGGGACTTGACGCTTCCAACATTTCTGCCATAATTGATTTTGAGTTTCAAGATGGAAATATTGATGATGGCGTTATACTCGGGTGTTTTGAAACTGGAGTTGATACTATAGGAGGTAGTGAAGTAAGGAATTCACAAGGATATAACATTGGGGTTACTGACAGAGGACACTTATTTTGTCAAACGTATAGCAGTCTTGGTGATTCAATCGAGGTAATTAGTTCTATAGAATTATCCAAAAGAAATGTTATTGGAGTGTCCTTGGGTGAAAGTTTCATCACTGTTAGCCATTTTGATTATTTTAACAGTTTGGTTCAAAGCGCAGATTTTCCTGTATCTAAAAATTTTATTACAAAGGATTCGAATACATCACTAAATTTTGGAGGGAGCGACACTTACTTTAGGGCAACCGATAATAAGACTGCAACTTTTAGTGGGGCATTGCATGGTTTAGCCATCTTCTCTGGATTTGTAGATCCATCATTTTTAAAAGAGTTGGGAGAGGGTCTTGTTGGTAATTATTCTTATAATGCTGCCGTTGAAACATCAGCAGAAAGGGTCACAGGTTATTCTGAGACCATTGTTTTCAAAACTGGAATTACAGGATACAATTATAACTCTACAGGGACATTAGAGATTATGACTGGAAGAGAAGAATTTACTGGTAGTGTCTCACTGACTTCGTCAGAAAGTAAAGAAGAGGGTGAGCGCTTCTACAAGTATTATACTTTGAATAATGGTAGTGTTAAGACATTCTATAAAGAAGAGTTGGGCAAACTTCATTCAAATTCTGGATACATTTATTATCCCACTGGAGAAGGCGCTTACGATACTTTAGGATTAAATGATATATCAGAATCAATACAAACTTATCAAGAGTTTACTGGAATAACTCAAGATAGAATAACAATTGATCTATACGGTAAAACCCCTCTTACTGGCGTTTTGTCTGAGGTTAGTGGTGTAACTCAAACGCCTCTCAAAGAATCTTATATTGCATCTGTAGAACCAGAATCATCTGGAGCAATTTTATCATCAAGCTCTGATAGCTTTAAAAAGAATTATATTTATTATATGGGAGGTAAATCATGACATATAACTATGTAATAGCTACTGGTAATACTACTATAACGGGTAGTCAGTTGAACATATCAGGTAAAAATCAAGATGCTTATTTTGGTGCAAATGTGCTTGATAAAACGCATTTTAGATTAGATGCAGATGGGAAAGATAAAGAGTATCCCTTTAGTGTTGATATTAATGTCATCACTGGGGAGAAAACCTCTTTGATTTCACTTAATTCTCAAACTATGCTTGAAGCTACTGGCATTACAACCACAAGCACCCGTAACAAAAATTATTATATACAATCAGCTACAGACTTAGGAGATTACATTATTGATTTCAATAATGGTGAGGGCGAAATTATGTTTGACCCAGTTTTAAACTTAGATCAGCAAGATGTCATTTATTATGACAAAAGAGATTTACTTTCTCACTTTTCCCAAGGCAAAACTAGCACATCAGCTGGGTCTTGGAATACAGAATTAGATAACATTCACGCTGCTATCGATGCTGGAGCTGTCTCGTCTTCCAAAGCAGAATTGGAAGAGAATTATTTTTTATTTTTTAATGGGCAAAAGCTTAAAGATTTCGCTTCAAATACAGAGTTAGATAGTGTTACTGGGGTTTTATTTGCTATAAAGAAGCAGAATAATACTGACGAAATTACTGGAGTTTCAGATTCTTATGGGCCTAAATTTATAGAAAATCACGTTGATTTTTACATAAATGGAATGGAGCAAACCACCGAAGATTTTCTTCAAATTCATACTGGAGTGTATATGATAGAAACAGGAATAGATTCTTCCGTTTACTTGATTAACCAACAAGTAGAAAATTATTAATTAAATGGCCTTAAACCCCCCAGAAACACTGACATCCTTGAATTTTAATTTTTCAAGCTCTGGAGGAGATCACTCAATGACCACTGAAAGCGTTAGGGGTGCTAAAGACTTAGCGCAAGATGGGAATAATCTTGGGACAATTATAGGCTCTGAGTCTGGACGGATCACGTCTTCTAATGGGAAGATCCAACAGGCGATGCAAAACTTTGTAGTTACTAAAGAGACTATTAGTAAAGATGGAACTTCAACAAAAGTAAGCAGAGAATACGCTAATAGAACGGCACTTTTGTTAAAGTCTAATTGTTTTCTTGTCAGAGGTAGTCAAGGTCATCCTAGAGATGGGCAAGGAGAAATTACAGTACCTTACTTTAGTGAATGCACAAATACTCCTGTAGACGTAAATCAAAGGTTCCCGCGAAGAGGCCCATCTTATAAAAATGGTATTGTAAGAATAGGGAATATTTATAATGAAGAAAGTTCTGTTGACTCAGATGGCGTTAAAACATCTTTAGTTTATCAAGACCAGATTCTTCAAGAGGGTTTGTGTCATAATTTAACGACTCCAACGCCCGGCGGTGGCGTTAGCTCTTACTACACAAATAACCCAGATTACGCTAATTATGATTTACGTTTTGGGTACACGTTGAAAGAGGCAATACAAGGATTTGGGCTGTGCGGAATCATACTTGATATTCCAAACTCCAATCCAAATGTGTTATTTGAGGAGTCTGGAACTTTAGACGGAATTGTTTCTAATATAGCTTCAAAATTTGGGTATTATTGGTTTATTGATCCGTTTAGTAATGTAGTTAAGTTTATAAATTCTATTGCGGCATCAACCATAGCAATCACAAATCCATTGACACAATCCCAAGAGATACAAAAATCATACGTTGATGCTTCCTTTACAACAGATAAGATGTCTCCTGTATTTGTTAATGCTTTTTCTGGCAATATAGAGAAACAAAAACAAACCTTTGAATTTGATCAAGGAGAGAGATTGACTAGATTTAGAAAACTCCCAGTTGGAGAAGTTATAAACAAATTAAAAATTACGGAAAATTTACTTAAATTGTATTATACAATGTGGCTCGCTGGAGCTTATAACAAAGACAATTTTGATGTTTTGGGGATTGTAGCAACAAGACTATCCGAAAGCATTACTTGGAGGGAGGAGGAGTGGAATGGTAGTGCTGCGGTAAAGTCTTCAAGAGCAGGAGATATTTCAACACTGTTGAAAAGCAGCAGGATGATAGATTCCTTGAATAAAGATGGAATCATGGATCTCCGAAAAGCAAAATTTATATCTTTAGCAAACAAAAGCAGTATTGTAAAAATAGAAAGACCATCACAAGGGGAAGCTTTTTCAAAAATAGAATTAGCTTTTGAATTGCTGCATAATAAAATTTATGTTTCCAATTTTTATAGACAGTATTCAGCTAGGAGGACAAACTGGACAGGTTCTGAAATGAGCATAAGTGGGCCTTTCCTTAAGACAACTAAAATCTCACAGATAGAAGCTCTCGCTGATCTTCATGCTGCTCTTGATCAAGGCAAAGACGAAGTTACACTTGAGGAGATAATGGAATTCGCTGGCTCTACTGGGGGTGGAGACTATGGTTTTGTTGGAATACTTAATGGATCAAATAGAGCTAGTCGAGGACTTGGGCTAGAAGATCTTAATTTTGGTCTATTTAATAATGGTGAATATCGATATGTTAATGCAGTTAATGAACATTTAGGATATACCGAAGATCTAAATAATAAGATAAAAAGTATTATCGACTCATCACCAAAGATATTTGCTGATCAAGATAAAAAGGTGAGTGGGCCAAACACTGCAAGGGCTTACTTCACTAGATCGAAAAGGCCAACTGATGAGGTAGCTGACGATGCATCAAGGGAAGATGAGGAGGAGAGAGCTGAAAAACAGGCACAGCTTGATGAAGCAGCACAGAAGTTAGCGGAATTAGCTGAGAGATATGATATTAGATATTATAACGTGAAGAATAACGGATCTACTGGATCGGTTTACAATCCAATTAGATTAGATATTAAGAGCGGTAAAATTGCAGATATAAAAGCATTGGAAAATAGCCAGTTATCCGCTATTCAATCCCTGCGTAATCCTACGTCTCAATCCAGTAGAACTATAGTCGGGATCAGTTTGCCCACGACATTTCAACCAACGATATCTGGAATTTCTCTTAAGTTAGGTGGATCTGGAGTAACCACAACGATTGATGAATCTACTGTTAAACTCCTTAGACCAGACGAGCAATTGATTATTGACAAGAATTTAAATGCATTTTTGGCAACTAGGAATCAAACTAATTTCAGAGCCGCTCAAAAGAATTTCTTAAGACTATAATTTTCTAATAGCAGCCCTAATTTTGCGAACCTCTTTGACTGGTATTTCGTCAAAGTTATTCCAGTTTTGAGCGTCTTTATTTTGATAAATTTCTTGCTTCCATAGAGAGCGCAAGGTTCCCCTTTTGAAGTCTTCAAAATTGTTACCCCCACCAGTATATTCTTGCCAGTCTTGAAATAGTCTTGTGTGAGGAGAAAGAATGCTTCCTATAGTTTCATCGTCAGAAGATTCAACTGATTGAGAATTTACAGCTCCTTTTGATTTATCAATCTCATCAGCTCCCACGATGTGAATGTTTAGAAAATTACGAACACATCTCACAAAAGCTCTATTGCAAGCGATAGTTTCTAGGAACTTTGCTGCGAAAGAACCTGTATTTTGTAGTGTTGCATTTGCGACATCTTGGTAAACAACCCCTTGATCATGACTTTCGTAATTAGGAGACCAAACAATCTCACAACTAGCCACAACATAAGTATCACTAAGGTGGTCGGTTTTGAATGAAACACTCTGAAATCCTCTGAGTCGAGCTAACTCCTTAATACCACCCAGCATGATTAAAAGCTGCTTGTCATCCAAGCCCTCTGGTGAAGTAGGAACATCCTTTTTGCGAGCTTCAAACCAATCTTTATTTGGGTAAAGAAACTCTGGCTTAATCATGGCCCTCCAATTTACAGAGCCGTCCTCATTAAATTCGTATTCTGTATTTTCTAAAAGCCCGTGATCATTACGCTTGTAAAGGTCGGGGCCGTAAATCTTTTTATCACTCATTTCAATCAGTATAAAGCATGAGTTTATCCAAGTCAATGAAAATATCGTCTAAATTTTCTTTGTTATTTGCCTCAAAGAGAGAGTGATATGCTTGCCCATTTTTAAAATAAATTGTGTAAGATTTTATCTTTAAATCCTCTTTCGGGAGTTCGACCATTTTTTTTGCTTCCTCTACTTTTTTAGAGTCGTTGATCAAAGAGATTTGTTTGTCGAAAAACTTATACCTTTCTTCATTAATGGTTTTCTCATCTGTGCAAAATAAGCGCAAAGTTACCCCTTTCTTTTTTGCTCTTTCGATAAACTCTGAGTCGAATCGATCACAGAAATAGTTAATGCAATTAATATTTTTTTGACTTAAAATTTTATCCCCTAATGGCTTGTTTGTCACAATAGAAATATTATTATTTTCGAATAAGTGCAGAGTGTTTTCTTCATCATGATGTAAGTCAAACCTAAGAACCGTTTGTTTAGATGATACCCCATATTTCTTATCTGGTATGATATGGATAAATTGTTCTTTATATCTGTCGCCAATAAAAATTGTTTTTCTAGAACTCTTGTTTTTGCCTAACTTTTTTAGAATAGCGTTAGCTATTTCCTCTGGTTTAATCAAGTTGATTTGCTTAGGCTCCTCTTTTAAAGAGTAAGATGGTTTCTTGCCGTTCCTATGAGATTCAATTATTGTATGGTTCTTTTTCGAACCCCAGACTGGACTGCAAGTAGAGGCGTATGTGTGTGCGTATATCGCAACAATAGGTTTATCAAAGGAGGAGGCAATATGAACTGGCAAACTATCTGTGCCAACATGCATAAGCCCATTCTTGATAATATAAGCAGATTGCTTGATACTGGTAGTAGCAAGAAACTTTGTAGCATTTTTTATTTTTGGTTCTTCTCCAGAGCCTATTTGAATAAACTTAATATCTGGAGCTTGCTCTTTAACTAAGCAAATAACCTCTTCCCAATAATCGTATTCTTTAGATTGAACTTTATTATCATTATGGATGGTGATATAATTATCTTCAAGAAGAGGAAAAAAATGAGGTTTAAAATGGGGTTCGCCAATTTTAACTCCCAAGTCTTTTGCGTAAACTTCTACTAAGTGGCTCATCTTAATTTAAATTGAGTTTTATCTTTCCCGTTGTGGTTGTAGCTGTATGTTTTTTGTGTCATGCAGTGAGGAAGAAAGGCTATATCAAAAAGACCCTGATGATCCCCCCTGCCTTCAAGAACGTGCAAGTCTTCAAATGAGTTTGAATAAGGAATAACTTTATGAACAAAAGGATTGTCGTTAATAAGGTCGTAAAATTCTGGTTGAGTAACAAAGAATATTTTTTTGTCGGGGTAGAGGTTTTGTAGGTTTTCCATAAGTGAGTTAGCCATTAAGACATCACCTGCCGATCTAGGAAGAACTACGGCAATCCTCTCTTTGAGTGGGACATCTTTTAAGAAATCCTCTACTGAGATACTAGGTTTTTTATCCTCCTTTTCCTCTTCCTTCTTCGTTCTTATTTTAACTGACTTGATATAGCCTTTTAATTTGTCTACAGTGTTCTGTACTGAAAATTTTTCTTCAACATATCGCTTGCCCGTTTCTATAAGTTTAGATTTAGACTCTCCGTCCATTTCATAAACCTGTTGTAGCCTCTCACAAATACTATCTGGACATGTTGTAGCTTTGATAAATTGAGTGCTTGGTTCTCTATATTCATTCCAAGCTAGAGGTAGTCCACCTTGATGCTCATATGCAGAGTCAGTCCCACAAGAGTAGTCTGTGACGAGAGTAATTAGCCCAGCAGATTTAGCTTCTTGAATAGGCAGTTCTTGACCACCGCTAGTAAACGGATGGCAGTAAACATCCATCATGTTGTATAGCTCGTTTAACTCCTTCTCTCCTACTCCCTTTCCGCTATTCTTGGTTTTTACAGATTTTTCAGAATTACACACAGAACAGTTTTTGTCTTCTCCAAAATATGGTCGAACAAAGTAATTATCGCACTTGTGACACACATAAGTTGCCAATACGCTTCCGTCTTCAAGATCTTTTTCTTTTAGGTATCTTGGAATATCCCATCCATGATCTTTTTCTCCCCAGTCCGTATGCAGGAGGAGCTTCGCAGAGACTTTTGGGTTTTTTTCTTTAAATTTTTTAAATCCTTCCAATAGATTCGGGACAGACTTTCTTAGTTGGTTTTTAAATACAAACCCAATTACAAAATCATCTTGAAGACCGTGGAGTTTTCGTAACTCTTCTCTGTTATCAAGAGGCTTAAAGTGACTGTAGTCTACAGCTCCGTGAACAGTCTCCACTGTCTCATGACCAAGCTCCTTCATTGCCTTTTCAGCGAAGCTAGCCCAAACCAACATTTTGTCACATTTTGGTTCCATTTCGATAGCTTGATCTAAAATAGGTAAGCTATCTAAAGTTGTCCAAATGATTTTTTTTGTTCTGTTCCACCAAGGTTTATTTTCATATTCCCTGAAAGCCCAGACATCTTCGATTCCCAAAAATACATCTGGTTTTACTTTTTCTACGATCTCATCAATTACATAAAATCCATATTGCGCGGCTCTTTTTTTAGATGGTTCTTTTTCTATAGCACTAAGGATCTTGGGATTAGAAGGGTAAGTGCCGTAGGACTCCCAAGGGGTGCTTACATCCCTACCATAAGGAACTCCGTTGGCAGCTTCTACGACTTCAATATCTGGATCATTATAAAGAGCGAGAAGAATATTTTTCATATTCTTCCCGAAACCCGTTACCATACGGGAATAATTAGACTGAACTAGGACTTTGATTTTAGAATGGGACATCGTCATCGTCATCCTCAACTACGGACGCTTTGGGTGTGGATTTTTGGTAAGTTTTTTGTGGCTGATCCTGCTTATAGGCTTCTGATTTAGCAGTTAGACTCTCTTTGATGTAGCCTTCAAGCAAAACAGCTAGGCATTCAGCCTCTCCAGCTTCGATTGGCAGTTTAAAGAATTGAGAAGAATTTTTTGTAACCGTCAGACCCCAAGCTGGTGATTTAAAGGTTTCTTGGCCATCTTTGTTTTTGATGATGCGGTTTTTATCCCAAGGGGTGAATTTAATGATTGTTGTTTTTTCTTCCGTTTTGTGAAAACCTACGAATGGAATCCTAGTTTTCATTGAGGACAGGAACTCTCCAGCTTCGATGTCTGTGAGCTTAATAGTGGTTGATTTATCTGGATTCTTGGCATTCTCCTTAAAAGAACCCGTTTTACGCTCATTATTCCAGCTGTGCTGAAGAATCATAGAAACGAAAAGAACTGGATTCCCATTTCTGTCTTTAGTGCAGTCAAAGGTAAATGCTGATCCAGTGTTTTTCGCATTTGGCTTATAAAGTGTAAATTTCATAGAAAAAGTGTATTCTTATTTAGATAATCTATTGTAACATGGCATTTACTAAAATTCAACCACAACAATTACAATTACCTACTTTTACGAGTCCTAGTGGTGATTTTTCATTTACTGACCTTTCAACTGGGGTTCAGATTAACCTAGACAGGGAACTTGGTGGAGCGGTAAACTTCACTCATGGTGCTACAGTTAAGACTAGACCGATTATAACTACATCATCTACTAATTCCATTGCTGATGATTGTTTTGTTTTAGGGGGGTCAGATAACGAGGTAACGGGACTAAATAATGTCATTATTAACGGCAATCTTAACACTAATGTGTCTGGGAACTTTAATACCCTCTTAAACGGGACTCAAGCGAATTTTGGAGCTTCTGGACAACAAAATACAATTTTAGCGGGAAGATTAGCGGCTTTCGCTGACCAGACCACTGGAGCTGTTATATTAGCAGACCACGAAGGATCTTCCACCAATAGCACTAATCACTCTCTATTAGTTTCTTTCGCGAGTGGAACGACCATCGAAGGTGGTGACGTTGATTTTAATTCCCATCTAAAAGTCGATTCAAGTCACTCTGGAATATTTAGTGGGAATTGTGAGTTTCCTGATACTATCGTTAATTTTACTGGCAGTTCGTCGCAAGTAAATACTAGGAATTTATCAGTAGAAGCTAGTCTAATTTTGAGCGACTCTTCAGAAGCGGCTTCTCAAGCTTATGTTGATGAAAGGGTTGGATTTTCGCTAACAGAATCTGTGGATAATAACTTGACTAGTAAGCTTGAAGGTAGTGATTATTCATATGTCAATGGTGTAACCAATCTAGAAAATGTTTTAACTGGGACTACGGTTGGAGTATCAGATGTATTTACTGGTCATGTATTGACTGGAACCAGTGTAGCTTATTTTGTTTTGCAAGGAGCTAATTTCACAGGGGCTTTACAGTTCTCAGGTGATGCTTTTAGAGCGGTTTAATCAAGATCAATTTTGATCTTAGAAGTTTCAATAGTCTTCTTTTTATCCGAAATGTGCTTTTTGCCCACTCTCTTCTCGTAGTCGTTGAAAGCCTTTCTTTTGACTGGATCTTCTCCACCATTAGCTTCTGCCCTTTTTGCAGACAGCTCTGAGGAATAGTCTAGAACATCGCCAACAGTTCCTTTCATCTTGCCAGTTTTCTCTACAAATCCATTGTGGCTCCAAGCGTCATCTTTGGTGTCAATGCTAGCATTTGGTATTGTAAAAACTCTCTTCCACTTCAATCCAAACTCGTCAACATATACATGCTCTTCGTTCATAGTTTGAACGATTTCCTTGTATTCTTCTGTTTCTGGGTGTTTAAAAATATAAATAGGCATTTAATAAATTTTTTCTAGTATTTTTTCAACTGTTTTCGCATATGTGAATTTCTCTTGAAGCTTAAGCCCTTCGGTGTTTTCGGATTTAGCAAATTGAACAGATTGATCCAGAGCCTTAGAGATGCCATCTTGGTGGAGACGGTAATACTCTCCTTGATTGTATTTATGACCCTTGACAAAAAACATACCATCATAACAAGGTTGTTTTCCTACTGGATCTACAAGGATAGCATTATCCTTAGTAGCCCAATCTTTATGTGAAGAACAATTACTCACAATAGACCACTTACCCAGAGCGGTTGCATTAAATGCGGGTAGATTCCACCCCTCTCCATTAGATAAACCAGAAATATCAACATCAATTGAATTGATTAGGTCGTTAACTTCACTATTTGTTTTAAGTCGAGGTAGGAAGTTAATATTAGAATACTTTTGATTATTCATTGCTTGAGTAATCGCTTGATTCATTTGTTCTTGCTTTAAGAACGGATTTCCAACTAAGCAGGTTAGTTGATATCTTGGATTATTGCCAAATTTATTTGACCATAGCTGGATGAGAGCTTGGGTGTTTTTTCTTCTTTCCATTTTCCCAATAAGGCCGAAGTGAATCACATCATCACCAAGGTATTCTTTATCTATCTTGTGGAAATCTGGATCAAAACCAAGAGGGACATAGGACACATTGTCACACCCTTTGTCCTTAAATGATTCAGCAGCCTCAGAACAAGAAAAGAAAACATGATTCTGAGCTTTTACGGTGCTGACCTCCTCTTCTGTAGGAGAGTCTACTTCATAAAAAGTATATAAAAATTGATTATCTCCGATCTTTTTCTCTGACCCGTTAATATGCCAAACCTTTAGGGTGGGGGTAGACCTATCTAAACGACTTATTGCTTTGTCTGCATTTTCATTTATGTAGTCTTGATCTTCTTTTGATAACTTGTCAAAGGCTGAGAAGTCTAAATTACCCGTTGGAAAAATATTGAGATCTATATTTTTTTTCTTTAATTCCCTAAGAAAGTTTAAAGAAACATTACCCAAGCTTAGAGAATTGAACGGAGCGTCGAAATTGAGTTTATGCATTTTTTTTAAATTGTTTTTTAAATTCTTTTAATGTTCTGTCATGAATATTTATGCAGCCCTGAGCAGAAACGCCAACTCGATCTCCAATATTTTTCCAAGTTTGAAGTTTGCCTTTTTCTCCTCCAAAGTAGCGTTCTTTAAAAATAATTTTTACTCTTTCGTCGCGATGGTTATTTATAAGTTCAACAATTGAAAACATGCTTTCTTTCATTTCGCAACTTTCATCTGGGTGCAATTCGTTAGATTCCTTGGAATAATCTATTGAGTCGAATGGCAAGATAATTTTACCGTTTTTTCTCGCTGTTTTTTTACTCAAGCAGAGATATTTTGCTTTATTACCAACATGAGTAGAAAACTTAGCTTTATTCTCGTCATAATCCAAAGCTGCCTTGTAAATTATGTAATCTTTTTCGTCAATTATATCAACAACGTCATTGGAAGGAAGAGATTTCGATGCGTATCTCCTTACCATATCGACATAAATTCCTGAATGCCTCTCTATCAGCAAACCCAAAGCTTCTTCGTGATCACTCTGTTTGACTAAATCGGTTAATTCAGGGTCTGTTGACTCAACATCCATAATTCAATACGAATATACTCTCATTAATAAACGAAATATCAAGTAAAATTTTTTTCTTGACGGATATTTTCTTATCGATATAATAGACGTATTGGAGCCGCAGTAGCAAGGATACGAACCTTTGCAGTGCAGTTAGGATTCGTTGTTAGGATTCGTATTCTATTAATACTCACTGCGTTCGCATTAATAGAATGGCTTCGCCAGATTTTTTCATTTTTTCCTTGCCCATTAACTCCGTTCGTGTAAATAAATGAGACATGATTTTTGAAGAACAAATATCGAGGAAGCCTGACCATTACCCTTGGGCAGGAGAGTTTATTGAGGCAATGCATAATGGGTTCTGGACTGATAAAGAATTCAGCTTTGCTTCCGATATTCAGGACTTCAATGTGGTGCTTAATGAAAGGGAAAAAGAGATAATCGTTAGAACACTTTCTGCTATCGGGCAGATCGAAGTTGCCGTTAAAAAATTCTGGAGTAAGCTGGGAGACAATTTGCCGCACCCATCATTAAGTGATTTGGGTTTTGTCATGGCTAACGTAGAAGTTATTCACAATAATGCCTATGAGCGTTTACTTGAGGTTTTAGGTTTAGAAGATGTATTTGAGGAAAACCTTAAGCTGGATTTCATTGAGGGTCGAGTAAACTACCTTCGTAAGTATACGCATAAATTTTACAAGAATAGTAAGAAGCAATATGTTTATGCTTTAATCCTATTTACCCTTTTTGTGGAGAATGTGTCGCTGTTTTCTCAATTTTACGTCATAAACTGGTTTGCTAGAAACAAAAATGTTTTGAAGGACACTGATCAACAGGTGAAATACACAAGGAACGAGGAAAATGTTCACGCTCTTGTTGGGATGAAGATCATTAACACTATCCGTGAGGAGCACCCTGAGCTTTTTGACGAGGAGCTAGAGCAACGAGTTCTTGACGAAGCTCAACAAGCATTCAATGCTGAAAGTAAGATTGTTGATTGGATGATTAATGGAATCCGAGAGAAGGGACTCAACGCTGTCGTCCTTAAAGAGTTCATCAAGAACAGAATAAATGATTCTCTGAAAATAATTGGCTTTAAACAAGCTTTTGATGTTGACAAAAACCTGCTAAAAGATACCATCTGGTTTGAAGAGGAGTTGCTTGGTAATAATGCCACCGACTTCTTTTATGCTCGACCAGTCGAGTATTCAAAAAATTCGCAGACGTTCAACGCAGACGACTTGTTTTAAATGACTGATTACTATTGGCTAAATGATGACTCAAGGTTATTTCTTGAGAGGGGATATCTGAAGAAGGGTGAAACTCCAGAACAGAGGATTCGTGATATTGCAGAGACTGCTGAAGCATATCTCAGTATGGACGGGTTTGCTGACAAGTTTGAGAGTTATATGAAGCAGGGATTTTATTCCTTGGCTTCTCCTGTCTGGTCTAATTTTGGTCGTGATCGTGGTCTACCCATATCCTGCAACGGAGTCTACGTTCCTGACAGAATGGACGGCATTCTAGCTAAACAGTCTGAGGTCGGTATGCAGACCAAGCATGGCTCAGGAACTTCTGCTTACTTTGGTGATCTCCGCGAGCGTGGAGCACCAATTAATTCTGGTGGTGAATCATCTGGAGCAGTTCATTTTATGGAATTGTTTGATAAGGTTGCTGCTGTTGTTTCTCAGGGGAATGTTCGTCGTGGTTCTTTCGCTGCCTATCTCCCTATCGAACACCCTGATGTAAAAGAGTTTCTACGGATTAAGAGTGAGGGCAACGCTATTCAAGATATGTCTTTCGCTGTCACTGTAACTGATGGTTGGATGCAAAGCATGATTGACGGCGACTCAGAAAAACGTCAGCTTTGGGCTTCTGTAATTAGAAAGCGTTTTGAGACTGGATACCCATATATCTTTTTCCAAGACACAGCAAATAAGAATGCGCCAGACTGCTATAAAGATAAAGACATGAAGATTTATGCTTCTAATCTTTGCAACGAGATTAGCTTGCCGTCCAAAGAAGATGAGTCTTTCGTTTGCTGCTTGTCCTCTTTGAATCTAGTTAGATGGGATGAAATTGTAAAGACGGACGCTATTGAGACATTAGTTGCGTTTCTGGACGCAGTAATGGAGGAATACATCTTAAAAACCAGCAATATGCCATTCATGGAGTCCTCCCACAACTTTGCCAAGCGTCATAGGGCTTTGGGGATGGGGGTTCTTGGTTGGCACTCTTACCTACAAAGTAAGATGATTGGCTTTGAAAGCATGGAGGCTAAAATGGAGAATAGCTCTATTTGGAAGACTATCCGTAATCGTGCAGACGAAGCTACAGAAGAATTGGCTCTAGGTTTAGGAGAGCCTATGTATTGTGAGGGGTATGGTCGTCGAAATACCACCACCCTAGCTATCGCTCCAACTACAAGTAGCTCCTTTATCTTGGGTCAGGTTTCTCCATCTATCGAACCTCTCAACGGTAATTACTTTACTAAAGATCTTGCTAAAGGTAAATTCACCTTCAGAAACCCTTACCTCAAAAAACTCCTATCTGAAAAGGGTCAGGATAACCAAGACACTTGGATGAGCATCCTTGAAACTGGTGGCTCTGTTCAGCACTTACTCTTTCTCACGGACAAAGAAAAAGAAGTATTTAAAACTTTTGGAGAAATCAGTCAGAAAGAAATTGTTATTCAAGCAGCTCAAAGGCAAAAGTATATTGACCAAGGGCAATCCCTTAATATCATGGTCGCTCCAAAAGCTCCTGCCAAAGATGTTAATCAGCTTCTGATTTATGGGTGGCAGAATGGCGTTAAAGGCTTTTATTACCAGAGAAGTGCCAATCCTAGCCAAGAATTGGCAAGATCTATGATGGAATGTAAGTCTTGTGAGGGGTAAATTTCCCCAAGGTTTTGAATTGTGTATATACATGCACTATGACCGAACCAGAAATTAATTTTACAGACGAGGTAGAACTCGACGAAACAATAGCATTTATACTAGATCGCATCGACGAAGCTCAATTAGAAGAGGATTGATTTAGTATATCTGCATTGTCTGAGAATTTCCAGCACCCAAAATGGGGCTAGAAAAACAAACACTAACTAAAAATAGTAGTATGACAATGATGATAAACAAAATGTTGGCTCCCTTGGTTTTCGAGGGAGATATCTTTAAGCGTATGCAGTCGTTAGCCAATCAAGCTAATGCTCCACTGTATTCAGGCTCAGAGCCTTACGATGCTTATAAAGACAAGGATGATAATTTTATTCTTGAGTTTGCATTAGTCGGATTAGATCAGGAAGATATTTCCGTATCTGTATCTGGCCAAACCTTAAAGATTGAGGCGGGATCTCAGCAAAAAGATGATGATGCTGAATTCTACCATAAAAAAATATCTCGACGATCTGTCAAGAAGCACTTTACCTTGCATCAGAACGTTGATAAGGACTCCATTCAGGCAGAATATAAAAATGGCCTACTGAGAGTCAAAATACCTCTTGAAAAAGAGGAGAAAAAAGACATAATGATTGAAGTTAAGTAAAACTTTGAAGTGACTTATATCGCTCCTTCTAGGTCGTGCTTACCTAGAAGGAGTTTTTTATGATCACTTACGGTATAACAGTTGCAGACGAGTTTTTTGAATTTAAAAGATTAATTAATTCACTTGAGCCTTATATTCTTCCAAATGAAGAAATTGTCATCTTGGCAGACAAAAACAAAGTAACCAAAGAGATTGAAGAGTTTTGTGAGCTTTGCGGGTTAAAAGTAAACTACTTTGACTTTCAGAAAGATTTTTCTGAGTTTAAGAACACATTATTTGATCTATCTACAAAGCGCTATTTGATGCAGATAGATGCAGATGAACAGATACCTCCTTCTCTAATAAATGCTTTGAGGGAGGTCGCCAAAGAGGGGAACTTTGACATGCTTTGGATTCCAAGAATTAACGTTGTTCGCGGGGCGACAGGAGAGCATATCAAAAAATACAACTGGAAAATAAACGATATGGGTTGGGAAGGATTTCCTGATTTTCAATCTCGCTTTGCTTCTACCAAAGGTCATATTAGGTGGCAAAATAAAGTCCATGAGGTTTTAGCAGGAGGAAATGATCAAGGTAAACTTTATCTTAATCCTATTGAAAATTTCTGTATCCTTCACGTTAAGGATATTCAGAAACAAGAAAAACAAAATGACCTCTACGATACAATCTGAAATATTGGTTAGAGCAGAGGGAGGGTTGGGGGATTGCTTGCTTTCTAATAGATTTATTCCAGCGATTAGAGAATACCACTCTGATTGCCATATTACTTTTGCTTTCGATAATGACAGAGGAGAAACCTATCAGCTAGATGTTTTACAGGATTTTTACCCAAGCATGTCTGACAGGTATTGTTTTTGGAGTGAGGTCGATAAAAATAATTACGATTTCTTTTATGATCTCCATATCGATAAAATGGAATGGACTACTTATGATTTTGATTGGTTGAGCCGTTTCTATTATTTTCCCAAACCAGAGCTAGCAATTGAAAAAGGAGACTATGTCTGCTTGCACTTGACTCATAATTTATGGGAACCAAAAAACCTTAAAAAAGATTATGTAACTCAGTTAGTGAACTGCCTACATGAGACAGGAAACAAACTTGTAGCTATTTGCACAGAAAAGGAAAAAGAGCGTTACTCTGATGTTTTGGATAAAGTGCAAATAGTTTGTTCTAGCATTCAAGATGCATGTATTACAGTAATGTCAGCCAAGGTTTTTGTAACTATTGATTCTGGTTTCAAGTATATAGCTTATGCGAATGGAGTTCCTACAATAGAAACTGCTGACTACTATTCACAAGTGGGGGTAACTAATCCAATGATTAAAGCGAGATGGTTGCCATTCCAAGAGAGAGGCTTACCCCTTTACTCTGATCCTCAATATTTTTCAGTCGGCTTAAAAAATGTTTTAGAAAATAAAATTTCTTCAATATTTCCATATAACAATTCAAACAAGAAAGTCTTCAAATTATGATCGTTTCAACTTCAAGAGGTCTCTATGACTTAAAAGAAAAAAAATTCATTATAGAAGATAATGGCCCATATTTTGGCGTAGCTAAAGATAGTAATAATTGTATCTATGCAGCTAGAAGGGGGACAAGCGATGTAATAATTTTAGATAAAAATTATAAAAAGGCTGGCTCAATTGATACTCCAACTTGCGTGGATGCACACGGCTTAGAAATTTATAATAATAAAGTTTATATTTTATCAACAAAAAGCAATGATATTATTCAAGCCGATTTGCAATCAAGGATGGTAGAAAAGATTTTTAGAAATACCGTGGGCAATAAAAACCCACATATGAATAGTATTGAAAAGATTGGGGAGCTTTTATTTATAATGTCTCATAGGGATAACTTTACGAACTCCTCTTGTATTCATTTATTTAGTCCTGAAATAAATAGAGCATTCAGATTTTTTAATGATCTTGGTGAGCACTGTCATACAATCAAATATTACAATAGCACTTTTTGGTATTGCGACTCTTTTAACTCTAGAGTTGCCTCTGTTGACGGAGACAGTATTGAGATTGATTCAAGTCGGCTGGTTAGGGGGATGGCACTGCAAGATAACAAGCTTTATGTTGGTTTATCTGAAAAAGCTTCAAGAGCAGATCGGCATGACAGCGTTGATGGGGAGGTAGTGGTTTTTGACTTTAAATCAAAAAAATATATCGAAAGCATAAAAATTAAAAACTGTGGGCAAGTAAATGAAATCCTATTACATTAACCTTGAATCTAGAAAAGACAGGCTGGAAAGTTTTTCAAGTGAGTTTAAAAAAGTTCGAAGTTTATTCGTCGATGGTTGCGATAGAATAGAAGCTATAAAATTTAGTAAAGACAATGTTTCTTATAATAAAGCTGCCTGTTCCGCTTCCCATGCTAAAGCAATCAGAAAAGCAATACAACATGGCTCTACCAAATTCACTATTTTTGAAGATGATGTAGTTTTTGACGAATCAAAAACAGAAGATTTTATTATATCTCACGATTCTCTGCCAGAAAATTTTGATTTATTTTATTGGGGTTGTGTTTTACAAAAAAGCGGTTCCGTCTACATCCCAGATAAAAACAAGAGAGGTGCAGAAAATCATTCAGACACTTTGTATAAAGTGAATTCTGCGGGTTCTGCTCATGCAATTACTTATTCTTTAGAGTTTGCTAAATTTTTGGATGAAAATCTTTTCCCTAAAAGCTATGATATGACATCATGGGTTGAATGGCAAAAAGAGAACATTTGTTATGATCATTGGTTGAAGTTTCAAGGTTTTAATTTTAATTTTTTTAGCCCAAAATTTATTTATGCATCTCAATATGATAATCATTCAGATATAGATGGAAAATTTTCTAATAGAGATGTTGTAATTAAAAATTCATTTTTAGATATTTAGTATGATTACTTGTTTAGATATTTCGAATAGAGCTATTGGAAACGCTCTTTTTAATTATTATTTCTTACTTACGGTTGCAGATAAGACTGGTTACAAGCCTATTTATCCAGTTTCTCAGGAGTTTATGCATCACTCTGGCCAAAGGATACAACAATTAGAATCTGGCTTTAATATTGATATAGATAAGATGCCAGTAGATGAGATTAGCAAGCATTTGAAGTATATTTACAGAGAACATCAGGATAATGTTTTCGATGAAGATGTTTTTAATATCAAAGATGACACTAATTTTACTGGGTATTTTCAGAATCGAAGATTCTTTAATTTGGACGATAAAAAAAATATTGAATTCAAGGACTCCATAATTGAACAATCACTTTTAGTTCTAGAAAAACTTGGAGTAGAAGCTAAAGATTTTGTTTCTATTCATGTAAGGAGGGGAGATTATCTAAAAATAGACCAGCACCCCGTTCAAACAATGGACTATTATAATAAAGCTGTCGATCAATTCCCAAATCGTAAATTTTTGGTATTTTCTGATGACTATGAATGGATTAAAGACAATTTCGATTCAGAAAGATTTGTATGTTTCCCAACTCAAGAGGATGCGTTCATAGATTTGTATTGCATGTCGGCTTGTTCTGACAATATAATAGCGAATTCTACATTCTCTTGGTGGGGGGCTTTTTTAAATAAAAATGTGGACAAGGCAATTGTTTACCCTGATAATTGGTTTAAGAGCAAAAGCGCGGAAATATTCCCAGAGGACTGGATAAGGATATGAAAAAAATAAAAAATAAAAATGGGGATGTATTGCACATCATCTACAGATTATCAGAACTAGAAGACCTAGATTTTAGAGAGGATATTTCGGATGAGTCTGAATTCTTGCAACTTGCTGCAATTAAAATCCCAGATAACCATAAATTTCGGGGACACAAACACCTAACTCTTCCTAGAGAAACAAACATCACCCAAGAATGTTGGGTGGTTGTTAAAGGTAAAGTCAAAACATTCCATTATGATGAAGACGATAATCTCTTAGAAGAAAACATTTTAGAGGTTGGTGACGCGACTATAACTTTTAGAGGAGGTCATAATTATCAGGCTCTTGAAGAAGGTGCGCTAGTTTACGAAATAAAAACTGGCCCTTATATGGGGCAAGCAAAAGATAAAACATTTATTAATGATTAAGTTAAATTTAGGCTGCGGCCCTACCAACTTTGGAGATGAATGGATTCATATTGATTCTGGTGACTACGATCACTTGGATTTGAAATTTAACTCTATTACTAATTTACGTTGGGAATCAAATTCTGTAGATGTTATTTACGCTTCCCACGTTTTAGAATATTTCGATAGACAAGAAGCTTTAGAGATTTTATCTGAATGGAAAAGGGTTCTTAAAAAAGGGGGGACTCTTCGATTAGCTGTTCCAGATTTCGATGTTATGTCTAGACTGTATCAAGATGGAGAGTATCCATTAGATAGATTTCTTGGGCCTTTGTATGGCAAGATGGTAATGTCAGATAAAATAATTTATCACAAGACAGTCTACGACTTTGATTCAATAAGTAAGATTCTTAGTGAGGAAATTGGATTTAATTCTGTTAAGCGTTATAATTGGAGGGATACGGATCATTCTCATATTGATGATTGCTCTCAAGCGTATTTGCCCCATATGGACAAAGATAATGGAACCTTAATAAGTTTAAATGTAGAATGTAAAAAATGGACAAGTTAACGAAAAATTTAATAAAAGATCTTATTGGCAAGAATGATCCTATCATATTGGAGGTTGGGTCTTATGATGGTGAAGATAGTCTTGAAATGTTAAAGTTAATGCCTCAAGCGGAAATTTATGCCTTTGAAGCTGATCCGACATCAATTCAACATTTTAAAGATTTAGATCATCCAGAAAAAATTGTTTTAGTAGAAAAGGCGGTAGGTAAAGAAGATGGTTATATTGATTGGTATCCTAGCCAAACCAATAGCGGGAAACGTTGGTCTTTATCAAGCTCTCTTAAAAAACCATTAAATCATTTGAGAAACTACCCAACTGTTTCATTTAAAACAGATCCAGATAAAGTAGAGTGTGTTAAATTAGACTCTTGGTCTCAAGAAAATATTGGAGAAAGTATTATAGATTTTATCTGGTGTGATGTGAATGGAGCGGAAGAAGAAATGATTCTGGGGGCTATCGAAACCCTTCAAAACAAAACAAGATACTTTTACACAGAGTGTTTTGATACAGAACTTTGGGAAGGGCAAGTAAATACCAAATGGATTCTTGAAACTTTAGATAATTTTGAGTTCCTTGGAAAGTATGGCCATAATATTCTTCTTAAAAATAAAACCTTAGAATGAAGCAAGTAAAAGACTTTGAGGATAAGGTGGCTAAGTTTTTCGGAGCTAAGTATGCTGTAGCTGTAGATAGCTGCACACATGGCTTGGAACTTTGTTTGAGAATGCAAAAAATTAAAGAGCTTTGCGTTCCTAAGAGAACATATATTTCAGTTCCTTTTTTAGCAAATAAATTAGGTATTCCACTCAAATGGAAGGAAGAGTCATGGCAAGATTACTATTTTATTGAAGGGACAAATATTGCTGATGCAGCAGTTCTTTGGCGCAAGGGTAGTTATGTCCCAAACACATTTATGTGTTTGAGCTTCCAATTTCAAAAACATCTTAGTCTTGGGAGAGGTGGTATGATTCTAACCGACAACAAACAAGCCTCCGAAGATTTAAAGAAAATGTCTTATGATGGAAGGTTGCCAGATGTCCCTTGGAGAGATCAGGACATATCTAGTTTTGGGTATCATTATTACATGACCCCAGAGACAGCTCAAATAGGGTTAGATAAATTAGAGGACGCTATTAATACTAAACCCAAAAAATGGGTTATAAATGATTGGCCAGACTTGACAAAGATGAAAGTTTTTCTATAATAAGGCATGAAGAAAAAAGCTCTTATTACTGGCATCTCAGGTCAAGACGGAAGTTACTTGGCAGAGTTACTCTTAGAAAAAGATTACGAAGTTTATGGATTTATTAGGCGGCATTCTCTAGCTAGCACTCAAGAAACTAGGGTTGATCATCTAGTCAGCAAAGGTCTAGTTAAAACTGATTATGCTGATCTTTTAGATAACTCCTCTATAAATCGTTTGATGGGTCTCATTCGACCAGATGAGATTTACAATCTTGCAGCTCAAAGCCACGTTAGAGTCAGCTTTGATGTTCCTCAATTTACTTTGCAAACAAATATGATAGGAACTCTGAACATGCTTGAAGCATATCGTTTCTGTTGCCCAGAAGCTAAATTTTATCAAGCGAGTTCTTCTGAGATGTTCGGTAATGAGATCGATGAAGATGGGTTTCAAAGAGAAACTACCCAAATGAAGCCTGTTAGTCCTTATGGGTGTTCTAAGTTAGCTGCTCATTGTATCGTAAGAAATTATCGTAATTCTTATAATTTGTTTGCTTCTAACGGCATTTTATTTAATCACGAGTCCCCTCGTAGGGGAGAAAACTTTGTTACTGCAAAAATAGCTAAAGCTGTAGCAGCAATCCACTTGGGATTACAGGAGGATTTGGTTCTAGGAAATTTAGAATCTTATAGGGACTGGGGTCATTCTAAAGATTATGTAAAAGCAATGCACTCTATCTTGCAGCACCACGAACCAGAAGATTTTGTTATTTCTTCAATGCAGACTCATTCTGTTAGGGACTTCTGCGAGGAAGCATTTGGTTTTGTTGACCTAGATTACAAGGATTTTGTTAAGAGCGATCCGAAGTTTTATAGGCCAGAAGAGTTGAAAAAACTAAAGGGCGACTCGTCTAGAGCTAGAAAAGCTCTTAATTGGGAGCCAGAATTTGACTTCAAAGGCTTGGTTGCAGATATGGTTTCTTACTGGATTAATGAATTATCTGTTGACAAGAATTAAAACTAGATTAGGATGCCTTCATGCCAAGGGGTAAAAAGGAATGTCCAAATTGCTCTACTTTGTGTTCTAGTCGTGCTTTAGAGTGCGAGTGCGGGTTTTTATTTAAAAATCAAAAAAAGACACCCAAAAAGCCCACTTATTTCAAAGAGAGACAGCAGTTTATAAAGAAGATGCTGAATAATCAGCCTTCAACGAATTACAAGCTGGACATGGTCACAGCTACTAAATTGTTCAAGCGCTTTGAAAATGATGCTGATTTTTTGCTGAAGGTTAAGCCTCCGTTTAAGTTCGATGGTTCAATAAAATATTTTTTAACTAAAGATGGACTAGAATACCTAGACAAGAAGCGAAAAGAATTTTACTACAAGCCAAAAAACTCCGAAAAAATGGTTGACCACAGGCTCAAATTCGGAGAAGATAGATTGATCGAAAAAAGAAAAACCCTGAGAGATTTTTTAGATGAGTAAGAAAAACGCAAAAGAAACAATTGGCACTTCGAAATTTATGTCGAAGTTTTTTAAGAGCAATAAAGATTTCCATTACAATTACGAAGAGACTGCAAAGCCTTATATAGTTTCAACTGGTTCTTTAATTTTAGATCAGTTTATTGGTGGTGGTCTTGGAGCTGGGTTGCAGCGTTTCATTGGTTGCAATGAAGGAGGCAAAACAAACGAAGCTCTACATGTTATGAAGAACATGCTGGAGACAGTAGAGAAAACTAAAGGTCTTTATATTAAAGCAGAGGGTCGCCTATCAGAAGATATTCAAAAGCGCTCTGGGTTAAAGTTTGTGACTGACCCAGAAGATTGGGAGTTAGGGACTTGCCTTGTTTGGGAGTGCCACATTTATGATACAGTTTTTGATGGCCTTAGAGAATTACTAAGGAATAATCCAGACAAAGAAAGATTTTGCATTGTCATCGACAGCATGGATGGCTTGCTTCCTAAATCTGATCTAGAGAAGACTACCAGTGATGCAGCAAAAGTTGCAGCGGGTGCGTCTCTTACTTCGGATTTCTTAAAGCGAGTTAGTCTTGGGATGGGTAAATTTGGTCATATGTGCATTATGATCTCTCAGGTTCGGTCAACTATTAAGACGAGTCAGTATGCAGCTAGTGACCCAAACAACCAAACCAATTCTAGCGGTGGCAATGCAGCCCTTCACTATCCAGACTGGATTATTAACTTCGAAAGGAGAAATCAGGCTGACTTAATCTTGCAAGACCAAAAAGCAAGGCCAAGCCCAGAGAACCCAATAATTGGTCATTACGCCAAGGTTCATATCCAAAAGTCTACGAATGAGAGTACGGGGATGCGTATTCGCTATCCAATTAAGCATGGTCGATCTGATGGAAAGTCTATTTGGATTGAGCGTGAGATTATTGAAATGCTGCTAATGTGGAACTTTATTGAGAAGTCAGCTTCTTGGTTTAAGTTTGATGAGGAGTTGATCAAATATCTTGACGATAGAGGTATTGAACTTCAGGAGAAGTATCAAGGAATGAAAGCTTTGTATGATCTTTTAGAGAATAATGAAGAGATTACAAAGGCCATGCACTTATTTATTGCTGAAAACGTTTTTGCATGATCTTTTTAACGACAACTGGTCGAGAACAAAAGCTCAAAAACTCTACAAAGTATTTAATTGATTGGGACAAAAAGTGTCGCAGCAAGCTTCAAAAAAAAGTTAAAGATCTTTTGTACTCAAATTGGGTTTCTGATGTTGTTTTTGAGGAGCTTCCCGTTCTTGGGACAAGAATGACTTTAGACTTTTACAATGCAAATAAAAAACTTGCAGTAGAGGTGGATGGCAATCAACATTACAAATACAACAAGTTTTTCCACTCAAACTCTAGGCAAAATTTCCTTTCTCAATTACAGAGAGATGAGAAAAAAGAGTATTTTTGCGAAATTAATCAAATTAAGCTTGTCAGAATACTGGAAAGGGATACTATTGACGAGGAGCTTCTAAGAACACTGGATATTATATGAATCATTTTGACAAAACAGACAATACTTTACCTCATAGCATTCTAACAAAGCTTTTTGATTGCACGGGTTCTGTAGGTGGAGGGAATAAAGGATTTTTCTTATATTATATTAATGATGTGGGTCAACCCACTTTTGCAACCAAGACAGAAAATACTTGTGTTGATATGGCTTTGAGTAAGTTGGTAGAAATTTCTTTGGATGAGGGGGGTAATCGATGATATCTAGCATGGATTTAGAGAAGACTGTATTGAAGGGTCTTCTACAGCACCCTCACAAGTGGGCTGAAGTTTCAGTATTTCTCAATGAGAAGGATTTCTTTAGTGATGACTCTCAGGTTCATCTTTCTATTTTCAAATTGATTCGGAATGCATTGAATAACGCAGAGTCAATTGATGACACTATTCTCATTCCAAGATTGGAGCAACTAAAGGTAAGTTTTCCAGACAGCATCGACCTACCAGAATATATCCGCTCTCTTGTTTACCATAAGATAACAGAAGATATCTTTATTTCTTCAGTAAAGGAGTTGAAAAAGTTTTCTGCTCGTAGAGAGATTTATCTTTCCGCAAGGGATGTAGCTGCTTACGTCAAAAAAGTCGATCCTGATGCAAAATATTCAGAAATTATAGATAAAGCTGACGAGATTTATAACAAAAATATTAAAGAGTTTGAGTTTACTGATGACGGGCCAATTAATCTTTTTGACATGATGGAAGATTTGGTTGAAGACAGAGGGAATAACCCTGTTGAAGAATCTGGATTAATGGGGCCACATGAAAGAATAAACGAGATTTACGGATCTCTACTTCTAGAGGGTAACATCTCTGTTATTGTTGCTCGTTCTGGCGTAGGAAAGACTCAGTTCTGCATGGATTATACAACAAGAACTGGAGCTAAATATAATATCCCCGTCTTACACTTTGATAATGGTGAGATGAGCGAAGAAGAGCTTACTTTTCGTCAATGTTCTGCGATGAGCGGTATACCCGTTTATCTATTGCAGAGTGGAAAGTGGAGGACTTCTAGTTACAAGAATTGGTCTGTCGAAGAAGTCGTGGCGAGGGTACGCGACACTTGGAAGAAGATAAAGTCTGGCAATATGCAGTTTTATTATGTGAATGTCGCTGGAATGTCTGCTGAAGAAATGTGCTCTTACCTAAAGAGGTATTACTATTCTAAAGTTGGCAGGGGGAATAGAATGATTTTTAGCTTTGATTACATTAAAACGGACTTCAACAACCTTGGAAAAAACGATGGTTGGCAACAAGTTGCTTCAATGGTTCATTTGTTCAAACAAACGATTCATAGGGATTTGTGTTTTGATGGCAAGCCTTGCGTTTCAATGATGACTTCTGTTCAGGCAAATAGGCTTGGGATTACAGGCAACAGGGGAGCAGATTCCATAATCGATGATGAAAGTGTGGTTTCTCTTTCTGATGGTATTACTCAATTCTGCTCTCATTTGTTTTTGTTGAGGAGGAAGGTTGCAGATGAAATCCATGAAGATGGAGATAGGTTTGGAACGCATAAATTAGTGAATCTTAAAGCTCGTCACCTAGGCAAAAACCCTCTTCGTGACATTAATCCTATAGAAATGCCAGATGGCTCTAATCGCAAGAATTTCATAAACTTGAATATTCAAAACTTCAGGATCGAAGAACGAGGAGACTTGCAAGATATTGTTAATTCTGTTAATAATGTCGATGTTAATTTGGAGTCGAGTAGCGAAAGCGATGACATCCCAATCACTCTTTCAGAATGACCGATTACAAGTCTGTTTTAGAAGACCTTGGCTATCGCCTAAAAGATCATGGCTCTTATTGGAGAACCAGTGCCGTGTACAGGTCTGGTGATAATTCTACAGCACTACAGATTTATAAAGACACGGGAGTCTGGAAGGATTATGTGGAAGACTCCATGTTTCTTCCCTTTGAAGCTTTGCTTCAGAAAACTTTGAATACTAATGACAAGAGTATTTTAAGCTCTTACTTGAAGAGTAATAGTGTAAACATATATGAACGTTCTGCTCAAAAAAACCTTTTGAATGAAGAAAAAACATATCCAGATTCTTGTTTAAATCGCTTGCTACCTCATTATGACTTTTATTTGAATAGGGGGATATCAGAAGACACTTTGAAGAAGTTCAAGTGCGGCTTGGCGATGTCTGGAAAAATGTATCAGCGAGTCATATTCCCCATTTGCCGCCCTGACGGGAGGATACATGGCTTTTCAGGCCGAAAGGTAACAGATGACCCTAGACCCAAATGGTTGCACAATGGGAGGTGTTCTGATTGGTTCTATCCATATTATACAATTGATGAAGTTCGTACTGCTATTGAAGAGAGTCGCAGTGTCTATATTGTAGAGTCGATTGGAGATTGCATCTCATTGTTCGATGCTGGAGTTAAAAATGTTCTTGTTTCTTTTGGCCTTAACATTTCACCTAAATTTATATCTAAGCTACATGGCTTGCCTTTAGATAAAATTTTTGTTGCATTTAATAATGATTTTAATTCAGGTTCCAATAGGGGATTTGAAGGTTCAATTAAGTCTATATTTAAACTCTGCGATCAAATTGATTTCGATAAAGTATTTTTTTCTCCACCTCCAGAAAATGATTTCGGAGACATGGATAAAGAACAAATAAATAAATATGTTGAATATTGTGCGTCAATCAAGCATAATGAAACAATGACTAACGTTATTGATTTCGCTAAAGAGATGAATAAACGTGGAGTCAATAAAACATTTACTTCTAATTTACGGAAGTTCGAAAAAAAATACGACTTCCATTATGGAGAAATCTGAAAACAAACCTCTCTCAGCATCACGCATAAAAACAATGCAAACTTGCACTTGGCAATATTGGGCCAAGTATCATTTGCGTCTACCAGACAAATCTAATCATGGGTCTTTGCGTGGGACAATCTGCCATGCTGTTTTCGAGAACTTGGGTAATCCTAGGCATAGGAAGCATTATAGAGCTATCATTAAAGCTCAAGATATAAACGCTAGTCTTCCAATTAAGAGGATGGTGGAAGCTTACGCCAAAAAGTATGAGATAGACGATTTTGAAAATATGGATCTAATCAACAAGATGACAGTTGAGGGTCTTAATTTTGATTTTTTTGGAGACACAGACGGAAAACCGACAGAAGCTATTTCTGAGAAAGATTTTGACATATCCGTAAACGAAGGAGATAAGAATTATCGAATACTTGGATTTATCGATAAGCTATTTCTTTTTAAAAGAAAAAAAACAGCTATAATCCGAGACTTTAAAACCTCGAAAAATGTTTTCGAAGGGAAGGAGTATACAGACAACATGCAGGATTATATGTATTGCCTCGCTGTTAAGTATTTGTATCCAGAATACCTCAAGAGGCGCATGGAGTTCTTATTCTTAAAGTTTGATTTGAATGGGGAGGGGCTTATGGCGATGGAGCCGTTAGATGAATTAGACCTAGAAGGTTTTGAATATTTTTTGACGGATGTACAGCAGGTTATAAACAATTTCAGTGAAAAGACTGCGGTCAGTGGCCTTGCTTGGGATAAAGGTTATCCAGCAAAGGAAGATGGTTTTGCTGGTAAAATTGTTTGCGGTAGAGCTACTCATGTAGGCCAATTAAAAAAGAATGGAGATTTGATGTGGCACTGCCCATTCAAGTTCCCGTTCGATTACTACCATTTGCTTGGAGAAAAGGACAAGTTCATCAAGTCATCTTACAATAAAGAAGATTTACAAGTTATGCTTGACGAAGGAGTAGGAACACGTATTGAGAAGAAAAAATATTCAGGTTGCCCATCTTTTTCGTTTGACAGCCCAAGCGACCTCCTTTAGGATTCCTGCATGATACCTCTCTTTAAGAGCCAGTTTAGTATAGGTAAATCTATTCTGACCGCAGAGAAAATATTGGATATTGCAAAGCTCAACTCTTTGGATCGCGTTATCTTAGTTGAAGATAGCTTTTATGGCTTTAGAATATTTAACAACCTCTTTCAAGAGGAAAATATTGATTTAGTATTTGGTCTTAGGATTCCCGTTATTAATAATGGAGTTGATGAAAATGAAAAGGCTAGCAAATTAGTTCTCTTTGCAAAAAATAATCAGGGCATAAAGGATTTAAAGAAGATGTATTCAAGCGCATCCTTGAATGACTGCAAATCTTTAATTCTATCTGAATATAAAAAAGAAGATTTCAAGAATCTTAAAGTGTGCGTCCCCTTTTATGACTCGTACGTTTTTAATAATTTATTTAATTTTGGGCTATCCCATATAGATATTGAGCACTTAGACCCAGTTTACTTCATTGAAGATAATAACCACCCCTTTGATTTTCAAATCAAATCTGTTATTGATGATCTTGGAGTTAAGACGCAAGCAGTCAAGACAATCGTACATCACAATAAAGATGAATTTGCCGCTTTACAAATGTATAAAGCGACTTGTAATAGATCTGGAGGCAAATCTCCAACTTTCCAAAACCCAAACATAAATCACTTCTGCTCAGACGAGTTCTGCTGGGAGTCCTACAAAGATGCTACCACATAATCAAAAATATTTAGTTTTCGATACGGAAACTGAAGGTCTTAATCTACATTCTTCTCGCACTTGGCAGGTTTCATGGTTGATCTGCCAAGGCAACAGGGTAATTAAAGAGAATGATAGGTATATTAGTCACAAGGATCTACAAATAAATAAAATAGTAGAGCGCCTTACTGGTTTTACTTGGGATGAGTATAACGAAAGAAAAGAACCTTTGAAGAAAGTTTGGGCCGACTTCAAGGCTGATTTATTTAACCCAGAATATAAAATTGTTGGCCAGAACCTTCTAGGATTCGATGTCTACATGGTAGCTGGGATGCAAAGGTTATTGGGAGAAACTCCTGATTATTCGTATCTCAATAGAATTTATGACACTAGAGCTTTTGGCAAGGCTTACAGAGAGGATTTGGACAAGCCCAAGAAAGATTTGTTGAGTTGGCAGTATAAAATAATCCATGACCGATCCCTCAAGGCAAGAGTGTCTCAAAACCAGCTACTTAAATTCTTTGGCATTGAGTTTGAGGAAGATAAATTACATGATGCCTTGTATGATAATAAGATGTGCTTTAAGGTTTTTTCTGCACTTAAAAAAGAAATGAATTTGTGATGTTTGAAGACTTTTCTGTTTACGATGATTGTGAGCCACTTGGTGTGGAGCTGCCAAAAACTTCGGTTAGCGAAGCTGTTTTGAACAGCATTGGTCTTGATAAAGAAAGCTCAACCAAAGAGATTATGTATGAGCTTACCCGTAAAGGCTTACGGGATAAGGGGATTACTAAATATGAGAACAAAAAAGAATATTTTGATCGCGCTAAACAAGAGCTAGAAACTTTTGAAGAGCTTGGATTCACAGATTATATTTTGTTGAACTGGGATGTTCTAAACTTCTGTCACGAAAACAATATTCCTACTGGAGCTGGTCGTGGCTCCGCTGCTGGTTCTTTAGTTTTGTATTTACTTGGGGTAACCAATATTGATCCCATCCCTCACAACTTATTCTTTGAGCGTTTTGTTTCTAAGAGTCGTGCTAAAAAAGTTTACGATAAGAGGAACAAAGAGTTTCTTGTTGGTAGCCTTCTCCCTGATGTTGATTCAGACATTAGTTATGAGCAAAGGCAGAAAGTTATTCAATATATTGAAGAAAAACATGAGGGCAGGACGGCGAAGATTCTAACCTTCAATACTTTCAGCTCTAAACTTTGCATTAGGGAGGCAACCAAGTATTTTGATGAGGCTAAGGAGGATCAAGCCAATGCGGTTAGCGATATGATTCCAAAGCTTCATGGCAAAGTATCTTCTTTGGAGAACGCGAGAGAAGAGAATGAGAAGTTTGATCATTGGGTGAAAAAACATAACAGGACTTTTATCAACGCTAAGAAGATAGAAAATTTAATCAAAAACACGGGAGTCCATCCATCTGGCATTGCTATTTGCTCCCAATCAATAGGAGATGTTGTACCTCTACAAAAAACTAAAGATGGAGACCTGATAACAGGTTACAATATGCACGATGTCGCTGACCTTATGGTTAAGTTCGATATCCTTGGTCTTAGAACTCTAACTATTGCTCACAGGACTTGCGACAAAATTGGAATCAATATAGATGACGTTGACCCCAATGATGGGTTCATATACGAGAAGCTTCAGGATTACAACCATCCAGAGGGCTTATTTCAGATTTCTGCTAATACAAACTTTAGGGTTTGCCAAGACGTTAAGCCAGACAATTTAAATGAACTTTCTGACGTTGTAGCTCTTGCTAGACCGGGGGCTTTGCAATTTGTTGATGAATATATTCGACAAAAACAAGCTCCTCAATCAAGCGACCTTCATGAGGAGCTAGATGAAATTCTATCTTGGTCTAAAAACGTTATCTTGTATCAAGAGCAGTTGATGCAGATTGCTAATAAGGTTTTCGGTTTGACCCTAGAAGAGGCAGAAACTCTTCGTCGAATTGTTGGTAAAAAGAAGGCTGATGAGATGCCTAAGTGGAGGGATAGGATTTATCAAGCCGCAGAAGATTTGGGATTAGATAGTCAGATTAGTGATTTCTATTGGAGTGCTCTCCAAGCTTCAGCAGATTACTCTTTTAACAAGTCTCACAGTTTTGCTTACGCTGAGTTAGCAGCCAAGACGGTTTACCTGAAGTATAAGTATCCTAGAGAGTTCTTCTTGTCTGTCCTTGAGTCATCTGAGTTTGATCCAGATCCCTTGGCGGTTGTCGCTTCTGTCCACCAAGAATTAGATCATTTCGGCATTAAACTTCTGCCGCCTAACTTGTTTAAATCAGAAATGAATTTTTCTATTGAAGGGGACAATATCAGATATGGTCTGAACAGCATTAAAGGCATTTCAGCGAAGTCGATTGAGAGCCTTATATATTTCAAAGGTTCTGATGGGTTTTCTAGCAAGTATGATGTTTTCTCCGCTGCGAAAAGTTGTGGCATTAACATTTCTGTCTTAGTGGCCCTAATCCAAGCTGGAGCTATGGGAGAGGCTACAGACAAAAGGAGTCGTTTGGTTCTAGAGGCTCAAGCATTCAATATCTTGACCGATAGAGAGAAGAGGAATTTTATTCTTTTTAAAGACAGGTTTGGTGACGATATTTTACATGCAATATCTAAAGTCATTGAAGCTAAGGCCATTGCCGATGATGGTCGCCCAATAATGAAGGAGTCTAGGTTTGAGACGTTTAAAAAGAAGTTCAAGAATTATAAAGAAATTTTTGACAAGAATAAACCATATCGTAAGTTCTCTAACTGGTGGTATGAAAACAGTTTATTAGGCTACAGTTATTCTTTTGATTTGAAGGACTGCTTTGAAGACGAGTTTGGCTCAATGAGTTGCCTAAAAGAATTGGATGAGATCCCAGAGAACTCTAAGTTCAAAACCGTTTGTCAAGTTAAAGATTTCTTCATAAGAATATCCCAAAATGGGAATAAGTATATGCTTATTGAGGGTTCAGATAATACTGCTTCAGCTAGCTTTCTAATGATGGATAACTCAAGGTCTGAGACTCTTTCAGACTTCCTTGATCAATATAAAGTTTCAAAAGACTGTATTTTGATCTTGAACGCAAGCAAAGGTCGTGGTAGTAATTTCGTAGACTCAGCAAGGGTTGTAGATACTAAAATCATGATGAAACTAATGGATCTTAAGAAAAAATGAATGACTTGCCCTTTACTCCTCAACTAACCTCTATATTAAAAAACTCCCAAGACTTAACTGAACATCTTGGGAGAAACAAAGTCGATTTAGATATTTTCTTTTCCTGCTTCATGGATGACATAAGCTTGTCATGTGAAACCATTTTAGGAAGATATGATAGCATTAAGGCACTTGATATAGCTGCAAAAAATGTTATTAAAAATAAAAAACCAAATAAGGAGGTTTCTAGACAGTATTCAAACAAACTATCTCAGCTTATCGATCATTGCGAGTTTATCCAGAAAGAGCTTTTTGGGTTAGATTACATAAGCATGGAGTCAATGCTTTTATGCATGTTGAGCGATGATTACACTCCAAAGGCTTTAGCAGAAGTTTTTAACGCAGATGATCGTAATCATCTAATTACTGATATTTCTTTTTTCTTGAAAGATGAGGAAGAGCCAAAAATGGAATTTGATTTCGAAAGCGATGATCCCAATCCCCCTATGGGAAACTGGATCGGGATGTTTGACGAAAATAAGATCCTAGATGAATTTGCGGAGAACTTAAACTTAAAAGCTTCCCGTGATGAGTTTGACAAGGTTGTTGACTTTGATGATAAAATATCAGAGATAGCCACGATCCTCTGTAGGAAGAAAAAGCCTAACGCGATTTTAGTAGGGCCAGCAGGAACAGGCAAAACCTCTTTGATTGAGGGGTTAGCTTCTAAGATTGTTAATGGGGAAGCTCCAGAACTTATTGCCAATAAGGTGATTTACTCTTTGAGTTTATCAAGCATGGTCGCTGGAACTCAATACAGGGGACAGTTCGAAGAGAGGCTAGAAAAGTTTGTAGATGAGGTTAAAAAATACGATAACATTATCCTTTTCATAGACGAAATTCACACTTTGGTGGGAGCAGGAGGGACAACAGAGAACTCTTTGGAAGCTTCAAATATACTCAAGCCAGAATTAGCAAGAGGCACTATAAGTTGTATTGGGGCGACTACAATTAATGAATATACCAAGACGATTAAAAAAGACACTGCTCTAGATCGTCGTTTTGAAAGGGTTATTATTAAGGAGCCTTCCAAGTTTCAGATGCAGGAGATATTACCCGTTATCGCCTCGTATTACGAAGAGTTTCATTACGTTCGTTACACGGAGAACTTCTTAAATAACGTCATTAACTTTTGTGAGAAATACCTCCCAAATAAGTTTTATCCAGACAAAGCTATTGATGTTATTGATCATTGTGGAGCACAAGCAAAAGTTTCTCATTGGGGTCAAGATTCCTCTCTTAAAGAAATTAAAGAAAATATCAAAGAAAAAGATATCGACCTTAATGACGCAGACTCTGTTCTTTCTTTCGTTACAGATCAACTATCTTCTTGGGTAAGCGAAAAAGAAGAATCATTGCCGGATGTTACAGTAAAACACTTGAAGGAGTTCTTCTCCAAGAAGGAAAACCCTTTACGGAAGCCGAATATTCTATCAGACCTATCTCTCAGCTTAAAAGAAAAGTTTGTGGGTAATAATAAAATTATCGATTCTCTTATTGAATCAATATCACTTTCAAGCTACGGGATACATAAAAAAAGTTCAGTCCCAAGTATTTATTGCATTACTGGTGAAGAGTCTACGGGCAAAAGTTTTTTCTGCTCTACCTTGAAGGATTCTTTGGAAAAGAGTGGGGTGAATGTCTTAGACTACAGTGGAGTTCATTTCTCAGATGAGTTCGCTAAGTTTAAAATCTTACCAGAAATCATGAACAACACTTCTTTATGTGAGAAGATTAATATTCATCCTAATAGCGTCATTATTATTGATGACTTCCACAAACTACACCCGTCTGTTAAGAGCCTATTTGCTCAAATACTCAAAGACGGGAAGCTACAAATGTCCAATGGAGACATAGCTGATTTTTCCAACGTCAAAATTTTTGTAACTAGCGGAGTAGAGAATTCTTCATCAATGGGCTTTAATTCTGACAAAGAGTCTCCAACCTCATCGATTTTTAAAGAATTATTATCTCTGGTTGACTGCAATGTATTATTGCAGAAGGTTAAAAAGAAGGATATTTTTAGAATCCTTTACAACAAGCTCCGAAAGATCAATAATGATCTACGTTTAAACAACATTGAAGTGACATTCACCTTGGACTTCTTAAAGAAGTTCGCTCGTTCCTCTAAAAATCTAGTTGACTTTGAGGAAAGGTTTGATACTTATATTAATAAGTTCATTTGCGAGAAAATCACGGAAAACTGCTCCGAAATAAACCTTAACAAAATTAAAGTATGAACGAACAACTAATATCCTTCTGCTGCCCTAACTGTGGGGGTAATATGGAGGGGGACGGATACACAAGGGTTTTTCATTGCGAGTTTGCAGATGACACGCTTGATATTGAGCCAGATGCTAACCCTATTTTTTGTAAGGAGAACGCCCACCGTGGAGGCACTGGCGAAGCCAGTTGACCTCCCACAAATTGTTCGACATTTGCAATGACAGATAAGCAAAAGGCTCAAAAATGGAAAGCTATGGCAATCCGCCTAGCCAAAGACCTGAACAGGTTCTCCATTGATTGCGGGGAAGTCCACCACCACCCCACCGAATACCACAACAGCACAGAACCATGCCCCGTGTGCGAGAAAATCCACAAGACCATCGAGGACTTTGATGATCTCTTGTCGAACGGCTGAGTGATGCGACTGCGAAGCAGTTCGTATCCACGACTTTGTTCGACTTTTTACTTGATAAAGTTCTAATTGCACTTAGAATAACGTGTTATGAAATTAAATCGAAAGCAGAAAACTGCATTAAGTCGTATTCGTGGAACTCGTGGTCGTTTCTTTGGTCTTCATACCACTCAAGGAGAAACTTTGAACGCTCAGTTCCGTGGAGAAACTGGGAGCTATATTCAGGTATTCGACCGAAATAATGGCTTAATTCGTCGTTTTGCTAAAACTAGCCTTGACAAGGTTTCGTTTAGTCAGTAATGAGTGGGTCTACCGCAAGATACTTGAGAGGTTTGCTTAATTTTCAAGCAAATCCGATCATGAAAAGAGTTTACAAGCGTGTTAAACAGCGCTATACTAAGCTCCCTCACGATCAAAAACATCTAATCAAAGATTACTTAAAGACTCATGGAAGAAAATAAAAAAAATAGTGAATGGAGTGACCGAGAAGTTGGTGCTCTTTGGCGTAAAGGTGGCGAAAAGCCATTTTATTCTGGTAATTTTACCGTTTCTGACTCTACTACAGAAATTGTCATTTTCCAGAATAAGTTTAAGGAGAAAGATTCCCAACCTGATCTTCGGATCTATCTGAGTAGACCTCAAGATTCTACCCAGACTAATGATGACTGGTCAGAACGTGAAATCGGGGCGTTGTGGCGCAAAGGTGACGATAATCCTTTTTATTCTGGGAGCCTGTCGGTAAAAGATAAAAAGACAGAAATCGTTATTTTCAAGAATAAATTCAAAGAGAAGGACAATCATCCTGATCTGCGGATCTATAAAAGCAAAGCCCTACAGAAATAATGTCTCCAGAGCAAGAGCAGGAGCTTCGTGAAGCCTTCGTAAATCATATTACGAGTAATTTGACTTTCGCAGAGTTGATTGAAATCGTTTCTAGCTTGGTAAACCAAGAGGTTGACCAGAAGCTGGGCAAAATGACTGACGAAGAAAAACTTCAAAGTTACAATGAAGTTTTTGAAAAAAAAGTGTAACATCCTTTGATGGAATACGATTTTTCTAAAGAAGCTAAGGAATTTCTTGAGTCTCAAGCTGCCAAGCGATCTGGGCCTAAAAGTGGAGCGCAAACTCCAGCAAAGCCTAGTGAGCGCAAAAAAGGTTCTAGCAAGAACAAAAAAGGCAGTGCGGGTAAAGACGGAAAAAAAATTACCTTCTCAGAAAAAGTAATAATTGCTCTTAAAAATAAAGTTAAGGAGCATAACGAAAAACATTCCAAAAAAGTTTCGCTTACTCAACTTAAAAAAATATACCGTCGAGGTGCGGGTGCATTCAGCTCTAGCCATAGGCCCGGCAAGACCAGAGGTCAGTGGGCGATGGCTAGGGTTAATATGTTCCTAAAGATGGTGCGTGGAGGCAAAGTTAAAAAGTCTTACCGCGCAGCAGATCAAGATGTTGCGAAGGGGTCTGAAGAATATTACGTTGAGAAAGAAGGAGAAGCTTTTGTTGATTTTGACGAGCTTGATTTTGCTTGCGCTCGCTTAGATCTTCAAAAGATCGATGCTTTAGAGGGGTCTGACCAAGACATCGAAGATCTTGAGTATTCAGACGCTGAAAAAAAAACTTTAAATAAGCCCTTCCGCTTAAAAAACGGTAAAAAGAAATTTGGCGTTTATGTAAAAAACCCAAAGACTGGGAATGTGATTATGGTTAAGTTTGGTGACCCTAATATGGAGATCAAGCGTGATGATCCAGATCGTCGCCGTAATTTCCGCGCTCGACATAAGTGCGACACAGCTAAAGACAAAACTACTCCCCGCTACTGGAGCTGCAAATTTTGGTCTAAAAAGCCTGTTAGCTCAATGGCCTCAGAAGAGGTTATTGCTTGGGATGAGGACGAACAGTTTTCTCAGTGGTGCTGGGATGACGAGTCTTTTGCAGAGCATCAAGATTTATTGAATGGCTATCCATTCTTAGAATCAGTAAAAGAAATTGTAGAGGATCAAGGAGAACTCTAATATAATACCTTTGTGAAAAGGGTATTAGTTACTGGTAGCGAAGGATTTATTGGCAAAAATCTCTGTCCTTATCTTGAGAAAAGGGGAATAGAGGTTGTCCCTTACGATATCAAGTTTGAAGCTAGTTTGCCTCCACTTAACGGTATTGATGCGGTTATTCATCTTGGGGCTAATTCAAGCACCACAGAAACCGATTTAAAAAAGATATTAAATGAGAATTTTATATTCTCTGGCACGCTTTATCAATTGTGTGCGAATATGGGGGTTAAATTTCAATATTCTAGTAGTGCTTCCGTCTATGGCACAGCAGAAACCTTTGAAGAGGATCAGTTCTGCACGCCACTAAACCCCTATGCTTATAGCAAATATATGTTTGACAACTGGCTTTTAAACGAAGATTATCCCTATCAAGGATTCCGCTATTTTAATGTATATGGCCCACATGAGGAACATAAAGGAGATCAGGCAAGTCCGATAACGAAATTCATTAAACAAATTCAAGAAGATGGCGAGATCAAAGTATTTAGGACAAAAGCAAGCAGAGACTTCGTGCATGTGGAAGATGTTTGTGAAGTTCATTATAGGATGCTTCATCATGATAATAATGGGGTTTTTAATGTTGGGACTGGTAACTCTGTTTCTTTTAAAGAGATTGCTGACAAAATGGCAGAAAACTCTGGGGCAAAGGTTAAACAGATAGCGATGCCCACAAAACTCAAGGGCAAGTATCAAAAATTTACCCAAGCAGACATCACAAAGCTAACATCTGTGATTGGAGAAATGGATTGGAAACAAGTCTTAGAGTGTATATAATAAAGTAATGGTATCTCTAATTAAATCTGTATTGAAAAGCGTGGAGTTATACCTCAAGTTGAGAAATAAACTCGCATTCTCTGAAATTACAGAGAAGCATAACAAAAGAAAACATGAACTTATCGAAGAAATTGAAAAGCTACGGGATATTGGCGACAATGAGTCCAATGATCGCGCTGACTTCTTGCGGGGGCAGCTCCTCACCGAAAACAAGCAGTTTAAACATATATCAGCCGTCTTCCTTGAATCTGAAGGCGGGTCAGCCGATTCAGACTAAGGAAGGAGTTTACACTCCCCAGACTGACGAAGTTTGGCATTCAGACGCTCGTTATAGGAAGTTAGAGCGCGAAGTTTACAATCAATAATTAGCGCTTCCTTCTGAATAGAGGTAGTAAAGCTACAGTTAAAAATAGTAAAGAATTAGCTTCTGGGACTACTGGTAATGTAGTGCCATTACCTTGAACAAGAGAATTAGGAACAGCTTCATCAAACACAAAATTGTCCATTCCGAAACAAAAACCTGAATTACCACACTCAGGGCAACTTGAATTACCAGTGTGAGTTGCTGATACACCCCTATCAAAGATAACTACTTTATCGACGTTATCAAAAGAGCTGGGTAAGAAAACATCTCTAGTGCTTGCTGCACCCCAATCTACGCTTGGTAAAGCGTATATCTCCGTAACAGGAGAATCATTTAAATAGCCTTGAATTCCAATATTTTCTTCATTTGTAGCTGGTTGCCCACCAACAGAAGTATTCGAAGTGATTTGAAAATACTGTAAATCAAAAGGGTTGTTATTTTGAAGAGAAATCTCTATAGCAGAGATTGCATTCCAATGACCGTGGATAACATCGTTCCCCACATCATA